CTACGGCGTGTGCACCCCATGGCCCGCCGCGTTCGGGTTGGATCCTATGGCCGCGCGGGGCATCTGGATGACAACGGCGCCTGTGGTGGGGGCAGTCGGCGGGAGGGCGATGCCTCGCAGGCCGGCATCAAACCCTTGGAGGAATCCCTGGCGCTTGAGGCTGGACTCGCGGTCCTCGACGTCGGCGAGGAGTTCCTCGCGCTCGGCGGCGGCGAGGGCCATCACCCGTGCCGTCTGGGATGCAAGGTAGGCGGCGTTCTCCTGCTCGGCGAGTTCCATGTTGCGGCAAAGCTCCTCGGCTTCGCGGTCGACGAAAGCCTTCGCCACGACGTACCGCATGTGCTCCGCCCGGGTCGCCTTCAGTTCTTCTTGGAGTCGGTCGCGTTCGTGCGAGGTGTCGCGGACGGCGCGGTCGATGACGTTGAGGGCGTAGGAGGTGATGCCGGTGAGGATGAGGGCGAGGCCGGCGACGGCTTGTGTGGGCGTGTGCGCGGGGATGGACGCACTGATGACGGCCACCCCCAGGGGGAGTGATATTCCGGCCAGGAGGGCTCTGTAGGTTCGGGTCGTGCGTTGCAATGCCGTCTCCCCGTTACTGGGCCACCGCGCCCCCTGTCTCACCGTCGGACTCGGCGGGGCGCAGGTGGCGGCGCGTTCGACGGGCCACGTCCCGGAAGAACTGCTCACGCTCGTCCGGGTCGTGGATGCCTAGATCATCCGCTGCCTGCTCGGGGGTGATTGGCTGAGATCGTACGTCCGATCGCTGCATCCGCGTCAGGTATTCGGCGGAAATGATTCCGCTCTCAACCATCATGACGATCGGATCGACGCCGAGCGCCTTGGCGATCGGTTCATAGTACTCGGGGCTGGGGGTTGACTTGGCGTCAAGCCAGCGCGCGACGGTACTCGGCGAGACGCCGACGGCGGTGGCGAGGGCCATGCGGCCGCCTCCGCGCTGCTTGTCGATGTCGAAGCCTTCGGTGGCTCGCATCGTCTTGGCGAGCCAGGCTGCGTACTGCTCGTTGAGTGTCATGCGTTTGTCATCTCTCCCATGGCTGGCAGGATAGCCGACCTGCTGGCGCCTGCGGGAGTAGTTCCACAAACGGAATCATCCAGGTCAGAGCAGAGGCTACAGGCCGCTCGCGGGGTGTACGAGTCGAACAACCGACCCATCTTGGGACATCTCGCTAATTCCTCATGTGGAAATACTTGCGCCATGGGCACTTGAGGCCTAGCGTTGCTCCCATCAACGGAACTACTTCCGAAAACGGGAACAAGAGGTGACGCATGTCCCACCGCCTCAACATCCAGAACCTCCGCGCAGCAGCCGCTGAGGTTGGGGACCTCAGCGACTACGCCATCGCCAAGCGAACCGGCCTCGGCAAGTCGACCGTCTCCCGCCTCGCCAACGGCCTGTGCCAGCCCAACGCCGCAACGCAGAACCGCTTCCTGGACACCTACAAGCTGCCCATCAACAAGCTCATGACCGACGAGCAGGTCGCAGCATGACCACCCGCAAGGAAGCCATCAGTGCAGCCGCTCTGATCCTCGTGCAGGCCCGCGCCGAACGCGACGCTCTCAGTCCCCGCAAGGCCGCCGAGGCCGCCTGGTACCCGGGCCACCGGCTCGGGTCCGTCGAGGCGATCGAGGCCCTGATCATCAGTCAGCGCAAGCAGGTGCTCGCCACCCAGCAGGCCCACACCATCCGTCCGCTCGCCGCGTGAGCAACGAGGACGACGTCAACTACCTGTACGTCATCCGGTTCGCCAACGGCATCGTCAAAGTCGGCCGGACCAACGACATCCGTCGACGGTACAAGGACCACAAGCGGTGGGCCAGACAGTCCGGCACCACCATCGATGAGATCGACTTCAGCTTCCGCTACGGCACCGCCGGCCCCGACGAACGCAGGCTCATCCGCTTCTGCCGGGACCGCTGGGACAACCTCCCGGGCCACACCGAGCACTTCCTGGAAGCGGACTTCGACGAGGTGTTCACGTACTTCAGGGCCTTGGAAAACGTGGCCAGCGCCAGCGGATGGCGCTCCGAGATCAGCTGATCGAAGTAGCGGGCCGCCCCGGTTGCGACCCGGAACGGCCCTCGACCCACCCCACACATCTCTCACGAAAGCGAGGCAGGCCGTGATCACACAGCTTATGCCCCGAACCACCCACCCCCTGCGAGCGACCGCCGGTCCGCTGACTGCGGCGCTGAGTCTGTCCCGCGAGTTCCCGCACCTGCCGGCCACGAGTGTCGAGGCCCGCGGCAGTGGCCTGCTGATCCTGCTGTTCGGCGCCGACGCGGCGCACTACCGCGAGTGGGTCGACGAGTTGCGCCTGACTGAAGAGCCCGTGAGCTGGCACCCGCACCGGGACCGCATGGCGGAGAAGCGTGTCGCGGTCGGCTTGTACGCCGAGGTCGAGCTCCGTGTGATGGCGTACCCGGATGCGGTCGTGGGGGTGGCGTCGTGAACGCGACCATCGAGCACGCTCCGGTGTCTGCTGCGGAGCTCAAGGTTGAGCTGGCTGTGTTCGAGGCGTTCTGCGACCGCTGTGGCAGGAATCCGCAGACGTGGTCGACGCAGACGCGCCGTCAGTACCGGAAGCGGATTGCGAAGTGCCGGAAGTGCGACCGGCGGGGCGGTGCGGCGTGACGCTCATCCTCGCGCGTCGTCGGCGGCACCGCGCGGCGGAACCGGTCGCCGAACCCCACGGCTGTACCTGCCCGTTACGGCATCCGTCGACTGTGGCTGAGCGGGACCGGCTGGAGGCGGCTGTCGCCGGCGCTGACCGTGCCGGGAACGGCTACTTGGCCGGGTGCCTGAGGACGCGCCTGTCGACGCCGTGCCGCACGTGGGAGCCGGCTGCCGCGCTGCTGGCCGGCACGGACTGGCTTGAGGGTCTGGCCGCTGCCGGTCCGCTGTGTCCGTGCGGGTGCGGTCATCCGCCGGAGAAGCACGCGGAGCAGTACACCGTCCCCTCCCCCGCCGCCCCGAAGGAGCTCTCGCCGTGACCGACAAGCCCGTTCTCTCTGCGAAGCCGGATCCGCTGTGGATGCGCGTGATCCTCCACGCCGACGAGGTCCGCAACGACTCGTTCCGTGAGTTGGCGCGGGCCTGGCGGGACAACCCGGACCTGGCGGTCGAGCAGTTGGACCGTCTCGCGGCCGCGGTGGACAGGCCGATCGCCTGGGCGGCCGCGGTTGCGGACATGGAGTGCGACCTGCAGATGGGTCACGCGCAGATCGGCATCGACGAGGAGCAGGCCCGCGGTCTGGCGGACGAGCTGGTCGCCGCGGCGCAGTTGACGTCGAGTGCCCGGATGCGTGCCGAGCGCCTGGTGGTCCTCCCGCACCAGGACCGGAGGCGCGCAGCATGACCACCGCCACTCCCCCCAAGCGCCGCGCCCCCCGCAAGACCACACCCGCGCCCGTCGGCGAAGACCGCATCCCCAAGCCGTCTGCCGGCTGGTACCGCGACAAGGTCACCGGCGCCAAGTACCGCCGCGTGACCACGATCCTTAGCCTCGGATCCACCAAGGGCGATGTTCTTTCCCGCTGGGCCGCCGGCGTCGTCGCGGATACCGCGTTCGCCAATCTCCCGCAGCTCGTTGCTGCATCCCTCCGTCCGGACGAGCGCACCGAGAAGCGGGACTGGCTCAGCCGGGCCGCTCTGCGCAAACGCGACGAGCGTGCCGACGTCGGCAGCGCGGTGCACCGCATCATCGAGGCTCACGTCCTCGGTGAGCCGATCCCGGCCGACTTGGTCGAGGACCCCGAGATGGCCCCATACCTGGCCAACTTCCTTCGGTTCGTGGAGGAGTGGGAGGTTGAGTTCGAGGCGTCCGAGATGGTCGTCGGCAGCCCCGAGTTCGGGTACGCCGGCACCCTCGACTACTTGCTCCGTTCGCCACTCATCGCTTCCGCGCTCGGAGCGGCGACCACCGCCACGTTCATGGGCGACACCAAGACCGGTGGAGAGCTGGACGTTAAGGGCGTCTACCCGGAGGCCGCGCTCCAGATGTCCGCCTACCGCAATGCGGAGATCGCCTGGTTGCGCGACGGCAGCACCGTGCCAATGCCTGCCACCCACTCCACGGGAGTGGTGCTCCACCTGCGCCCTGAGGGCTACCGGCTGATCCCGGTGGTCTGCGACGACCAGGTGTTCGCTCACTTCCGCGTTGTTCAGCAGGCCGCCGAGTGGATGTCCGGCCTGTCCAAGACCGTCGTCGGCGGGGCCCTCTCCCTGCCGGCCAACACCGAGAGGGAGGCCGCCTGATGCCCATCCTTGACCTCCAGCGCCGAATGCGTCAGCTCGGCGAGATCCGCATCGGCCACACCGTCGACACGGGCAAGGTCGACAAGAACGGCAAGGCGATCAAGCGCCCCGCCAAGCTGCAGGCGTTCCGCTTCACCTCCCCGTCGCGGCCCATTCTGGAGCAGGTCGCCGGGCTGTACGGCGGCACCGTGAAGCCGTGGACGCCCGCCAATGGTGGCCCCGCCGAGTTCGAGGTGTACTCCACCGTCGACCGGTTGCCGGTTCTCGTGCCGCCAGCTGATGCCGTATCTCAGTGGTACGAGCTGTATGCCGGGTCGAAGTGCCAGCGCCGTTGCGATGGCGTCACGGAGCACAAGCGTGATCGGCCGTGCATGTGCAACCCCGAGAAGCGGGACTGCTCCATCACCACCCGCGTGAACGTGATGCTGCGTGACCTCCCGGCGCTCGGGCAGTGGCTGCTCGTCTCCAAGGGGTACTACGCCGCAGTGGAGTTGCCGCCCGCCGCTGAACTGCTGGCCCAGGTCGGCGGCTATGTCGCCGGGTGGCTCGGCATGGAAGCGAAGAGTGTCGTCAACGACGAGGGCACCAGGCGGTTCATGGTTCCGACGCTGGACGTGGAGATCACTCCGACGGAGCTGATGTCGGGGCAGATCCGGGGAGCTGCTCAGCAGGTCACTGCCGGGCCGGGGGCAGCTGCGATCGAGGCTGCTCCTACCAGTGTCGCTGTGGTACCCGCAGGGCCGCCGAAGGACTTCCTGATGCTGGCGAAGGAAGCGGCGGACGCCGACGCGGTCGTGGCTGTGTACCGCGAGGCTCAGTCGGCGGGCGCTCCCGCGCAGTATCTCGCGAGCATCAAGGCGATCGGTGAGTCGAAGCGGGCCGCTGACAGGTCTGAGCCGGATGACGTGATCGAGCCGGAGATCGTCAACGACGAGGACCCGACGGAGGTGTGGTTCCAGATCGTCGCCGCGGCTGGCTCGCGGGGTTGGTCGACGGAGCACATCGAGGAGCGGTTCGCGGAGTTCTCCGGCGGGACGATGCCGGGCTCGGCGGAGACCGCGGAGCTGCACCGGTTCCTCGCGCACATGAAGGCCGGCAAGTAGCAGACGGATCGGGGCCGTGCCCGTGGGTAGCAGGCGCGGCCCCACCCCTCATCTTCCCTCACTGAAAGGAGGGCACTCGTGTCTCCCTGGTACATGCAGCGCATGGCCGCGCTCGACTTCGAGGCGAGCGACAAAGAGGTCGAGACCGCGCGGATCGTGTCCTGCGCCCTGATCCACGTCGGCGGCGGCATGCCGACCCAGACGCGCACCTGGCTGGTCAACCCGGGCATCCCGCAGGAGCTCGGCGCGATCGCCGTGCACAAGCTGACGGACGAGCATCTCGCCGAGCACGGGATGCCCGCAGATCGGGCCGTCGCCGAGATCGGCAAGGCGGTGGCGGAGGCGATCGGCGCGGGGATCCCGCTCGTCGGCCACAACCTGGGCAGCTTCGACCTGAACCTCCTCGACCGCGAGTCGCGGCGCCACCACGGCACCGGCCTCGAAGAGTTCGCCGGTCCGCTCACCCGCGTCATCGACACGCTGGTGTTGGACAAGCACGCCGCCCCGTACCGCAAACGCGTGTCCGAGACGCAGGGCCCGTACCAGATGCGGACGACCGCGGAGACGTACGGGCTGAAGTGGGACGAGGAGCAGGCCCACGGAGCCGAGTACGACGCCCTGAGGTCGGCACAGGCCGCCTGGAAGATGGGCGCCATCGCGCACAGGCCGGCGGCCGAACGTCCCGACTGGGTACAGGCGTTGCGGAACCGGCGCGGCCCGTACGAGCGGTTCGATGATCTCGCGGTCGACATCGACGACCTGCACCGTCGCCAGATCGGCTGGGCTGCCGCGGACGCGGCGTCTTACCAGGAGTGGCTGCGGTCGGAGAAAGCCGGCGAGAAGCGGGACCCGAACGCGGTGGTCGACGGCGCCTGGCCGATGCGCCCTTTCGCGGCGGAGGTGATCCAGTGACCGGCCGCCCGAGCCTGCACCTGATCGAGCTGACCGACCGCGAGGCCGAGCTCATCACCCACTACGCGCTCGGCAAGCAGCAGAGACAGATCGCCAAGGAAATGGGCGTCACCGAGAACACGGTGAAGTCCCTGACGAAGTCCGCATTCGAGCGTCTCGGCGCCGTCAACAACGCCAACGCGGTCGCCCTCGCGATCAGCCTCGGCTTGCTGCCGGCCGACATCGCCACCAGATAGGAGCAAGCACATGTGGGGATCAAAGAGCCGCCGCATAGCCGAGCTGGAGGCACGCGAGACGTACCTCCGCAAGGCCCTGGATGCGGCCCGCGGCACCACGGTTCAGCCGGTCAAAGTCGAGCTGGACTGGGAGAAGCTCGCCAAGCAGCTCGCGAGGGACCGCGTCATTGCGGCACGGGCCGACGCCAGAGAAATGGCCCGCTTGCGGGACGTCGCCGAGGGATGGATCAAGCTCGCGAGTCTCGACCGCCGTCGCGCCGACCTGCTGTCCCGCGCGATGGTCAGGTCCCGGGAGACGATCCGTCAGCTGCGCGCTGAGGTCTCCGAGCGTGACATCAGACCAGCGCTGCAGCAGGCGTCATGACCGAGGTGGTGGTGGCCGTCGTCTTGCTCGCGCTGATCGCGGCCGCCACCTACCTGGCCCTCGGCAAGCACCTCGCGCCGCCCGCCGCCGCCCAGCCAGCCGGCCGCCCGTTCGGTGCCGTAGCCCCCACCCTGTGGCGCCACTGCCCCCGCTGCGCCCGAGCCGAGTACGTCCTCGCGCCCGGCGGCACCATCCCACCCTGCCCCTGCCTGACCATTGGAGAGCCGACGTGAGCATCACCATCCCCGCCGCGTGGCGCGGCAGAGGTCAGCACCGCGTCACGCAGACCCGCAGCGAACTCCTCGCCATCATCGCCGAGCAGCAGCGCAAGCTCGACGCCGCCGACGAGCTCATCAAGGTGCAGACCTGCAGGCTCCTCGACCTCGGCGCCGAGGCCGGCGAACTGCGCCGCGCCCACCGCGAGGTAGCCGACCGGCTCGCGGCCGCCAACGCCCGCCTCGACACCGAACCGGACGCCGAAGCGACGCAGGAAATCCCGATCGCCACCATCCGGCCCGTCCCCCTGTGGGCCCGACCTGGAGGCTACGGAGCAGCCCAGGTCCCGCAGATGGCCGCGCCGCCGGGACAGGCCGCGTGACCGCCGCCCTCCGCGCACTGCTCGGCGCAGACCTGCACCGCGGCCTCGAACTCCTCGCCGCCGCCCAACTCGCCACCCTCGGCCTCGCCCTCACCGTTCTCGCGTACACCGCCTGGAGCCACGAATGACCACCCTCGCCGAACCTCCCCTCAACACCACCACGCAGCTCACCAGCCCGCCCGACCTCATCATCACCGTCTACGGCACCCCGGCCCCGCAGGGATCGAAGCGCCACGTCGGCAACGGCGTCATGCTCGAAATGTCGAAGCGGCTCAAGCCCTGGCGCCAGGACGTCAAGGAAGCCGCCCTCATCGCCATGGAATTGCCCAGCGCCACCATCGGAGCAGTCCAGCTCCACCGGCCGCTGCTCGACGGCCCGCTCGCCGCCAGCATCGTCTTCACCATCCGCGAGCAGCCCGCAGGCAAGCCCACCTGGTGGCCCGGCGGCGTCCGCTGGTCCAAGAGCCTGCGCTGGCGCCCCGCCTCAACCCCCGACCTCTCCAAGCTTCTCCGCTCCACCGAGGACGCCCTCACCGGCGTCGCATGGAAGGACGATGCCCGAGTCGTCGAGTACACGCGGCTCGCCAAGTACTACGTCGGGCACGACGCCGACGACGTCATCCCCCACACCACCGGAGCGGTGATCCGTATCTGGAAGCTCACCGAGGTGACCCGATGAGCGCCCGCAACGACGAGCAGCCGTGGTGGCTCTCCTCCACCTGCCGAACCGTCGACCCCGAACTGTTCTTCCCCGCCCGCTACAACACGCCAACCGGCGTCACCCAGGCAGCGCAAGCCGTCGGCATCTGCCGCTACAGCTGCCCCGTCCGCACCCAATGCCTCACCGAAGCCCTCGAAGCGGAACGCGGCACTGTCGGACGCAACGGCATCCTCGGCGGCCACACCCCCGCCGAACGCCTCGCCATCGACAACGGCAAGCAGACCAGCGACCTGCCCGCCGAGCACGGCACCCGGCAGGCGTGGCTGTTCGGATGCCGCTGCGACGACTGCGCCGTCATCGACGCCGAACAGCAGAAGACCGACCTGCATCGCATGCTCGCCGCCGTACCCGCCGGAACCGCCCACGGCAGCTACGCGGCGTACCGCAGGTACGGATGCCGGTGCGAGCCGTGCAAGGGCGCAGCAGCGGCCGAGACCTGGAAGGCCGGCAACCGGCGGAAGGTCGCCGCATGAGCACCGCATCCAAGACCAACGACAAGGACACAGCCTGATGGCCGGCGACACCCTGATCACCCTGTGCGGCAACCTCGTTGACGACGTGGAGCTGCGTTTTACTCCCGCCGGCGTTCCGGTAGCGAAGTTCCGCATCGCCTCGACGCCGCGCACGTTCGACAAGCAGTCGAACGAGTGGAAGGACGGCGAGTCCCTCTTCCTCACGTGCAACGTCTGGCGTCAGCCCGCCGAGAACTGCGCCGAGACCCTGCAGAAGGGGATGCGCGTGATCGTGCAGGGTCGCCTCAACCAGCGGAGCTACGACACGAAGGAAGGCGAGAAGCGGACCGTCTACGAGATCGAGGTCGAGGAAGTCGGCCCGTCACTGCGAGGCGCCACCGCCAAGGTCACCCGCGCCAACCGGCAGCAGGGCCAGGGCACGCCGCAGGGACAGCAGCAGAACCCCGGCGGACAGGACCCGTGGGCCTCGCAGGCCACGCCGCAGGGCGGCCAGGGCGGATGGGGAGCGCCCGCCAGCGGCACCGAAGCGCCCTTCTGATCCCCGCGCAGCCACCCACCCCTCAGCCAGGAGAACCCTCATGAACCTCTTCAAGCGCAACACCAGCACCCTCCCCGACCCGGCCGGCGCCGCCATCGACCTCGACACGATGCGCCACCGCGCCCCCGACCTCGTCAACCTGTACAAGACCGCCGCCGTCTCCCTCACCAAGGCCAGCCTCAACACCCAGCGCGCCGCCGTGCACCTCGTCCTCGACCACTCCGGCAGCATGTCCAACCTGTACGCCAACGGCGCCGTCCAGCACCTCACCGAGCAGACCCTCGCGCTCGCCGCCAACCTCGACGACGACGGCACCGTCCCCGTCACGTTCTTCCACGACCGGGCTTACGAGTCCATGGACGCCGTCATCGGCTCACACCAGGGCGTCGTCGACCGGATGCGCCGCCAGGCCGGCGTCACTTGGGGTGGCACCAACTACGCCCCGGCCATGCAGTGCGTCATCAACGAGCACCAGCAGGGCGGCACCAACCTGCCCACGTTCGTGATCTTCCAGACCGACGGCAAGTGCAACGACCGGCCCGCCACCGAGAAGCTCCTCCGCGACACCTCCCGCCTGCCGATCTTCTGGCAGTTCCTCGGCTTCGGCGAACACGGCAGCAACGAGTTCCAGTTCCTCCGCGGCCTCGACACCCTCAGCGGCCGGACCGTCGACAACGCCGGGTTCTGCGCCACCGGCCGCAACCCCAAGTCCCTGCCCGACCAGCACTTGTACGACCTTCTCCTGAACGAGTACCCGGCCTGGCTGATCGCCGCCAGGAACGCCGGCGTCATCAGCTGACCCAAACTGCCCAGCCGGACTACTCCGCCGGCCGGGCCCCCACTCCCCCACTCACACCGTCCTCGAAAGAAGCCCCGCATGGCACGTGGTCACGGCCGCATCCTCACCAGCGTCTGGGAGGACAGCGACTTCCTCGCCCTGACGCAGGAACAGCAGCGCCTGTACCTGTTCCTGATCTCGCAGCCGAACCTCAACCACGCCGGGCTGCTCCCCCTCACGCTGCGCCGCTGGACCCGCAAGGCCGCCGGACTCAGCTTCGCCGAACTCGACAAGCACCTCGCCGCCCTCGACGAGGCCCGGTTCATCGTCGTCGACGACGACACCGAGGAGCTCCTCGTCCGCTCCTTCGTCCGCAACGACGGCGTCTGGAAGCAACCCAAAGTGATGGGCGCGATGGTGTCCGGCGCGATGGAAATCTCCTCGTGGCACCTGCGGCGGGCGCTGCTGGCCGAGATGGACCGCGTTCCGCTCGAAGACCTCAGCGACGAGCCGGCCAAGCTGCGGTCCGGTGAAGGGCCGTCGATTCGCCAGCAAGTGTCCGATCACATCGAGGCCCTGCGGAGGGCCTTCCGGGAGCCCGAGGGGACGCCACCGGCAAGGGCCAGCGAAGCCCCCTCGGCAACCCCCTGCGGAAGCCCTTCCGCAACCCCCTGCGATAGCCATGCTGATGGGCCTGCCGAACCCTCTACGCGCGGGCGCGCGGGCGCGCAGACACGCGCGGCCCCTGCCCCTGCCCCTGCCCCTGCCCCTATCCCCTGCCCCATAGAAGACGTCGTGGCACCCGTCGTTGACATCCGACCCGCCCCGTTGGACCGCACAGTCGAGCCTGTTCGGCTCGACGTCGAACAGGCCTGCACCCTCCTCGCCGACCTCATCGAAGCCAACGGCTCCCGCAAGCCCGTCATCACCCAGGACTGGCGCGACGAATGCCGCCGCATGATCGACCGCGATCGCGTCCCCCTCGAAAACGTCCTCGCCGCCATCCGCTGGTCCCAAGCCGACTCGTTCTGGTGCAGCAACGTCCTGTCGATGCCCAAGCTCCGCAAGCAGTACGACACCTTGCGCCTCCAAGCCCAGCGCGGCCACAGCAGCCCGCTAGCCGCCACCGGCACCGACGGCCGACAGCTCTCCACCGCCGACCGCCGCGTCCAAGACGCTGCCCAACTCGCAGCCCGCCTCGCCGCAGAGGAAAACCAATGACACCCAGCGAAGCCGCCACCCTCCTCGGCCACATCGCCGCATTCGACCGCCGCACCATCGGCGAAGTCGACGCCCGCGCTTGGGCCGCAGCCCTCCACGACACCCCCCTCGACCGCGACACCCTCAACGCCGTCGCCCGCTACTTCGCCACCCCGCCCGAGAAGCCCGACGCCCGACGCTGGCTCGAACCCCACCACGTCCGCACGCTGCGCGCCGAGATCCGCGCCGAACGGATCCCCGACGGCGCGTTCACGTACCCCGCGCTCGGCCGGGACGAGACCGGCGCCGAGTTCGTCCAGCGTCGCCGCGCTCAGATCCAAGCCATCGCCGACGGACGGCTGCAGGCCGAACCGATCCGGGAGATAGCCGGCGGCCCGCACCCCAACGTCGCCCAGGCCCTCAACGAGATCGGCCGGATGCCGGAGCACATCCGGGCCGAACTCGCCCAGGCCGGGATCGGAGCGAAGCGCGGCAACTGGCCCGAGCTCGCGATCCCATGCCCGCTGCACGCCTGCCGTGCACTGGCCAACCGGCCGTGCCAGACGTCGAAGGGCAAGCGGATGGTGCAGGGCACGCATCCGAGCAGGCGGGATGCGTGGGAGAAGGCGCAGGACCTGTACGTGACGGACCGCAACCCGCAGGAAGCGTCGTGATCCCCGACGCGGTTGTCGCCGCCGTGCAGGCCACCGTCGACGCAAACCCGGACACGGATCGGGCAGCGCTCGGTCGGCTGATCGTCGCCGAGCTGCGAAGGGACGGCTGGCAGGTGGTCGCGCCGGGCGTGGGCCGTTCCTCGAAGACCGCCGTTGACGGGCCGTCTAATAGTGCGCACTGACCGAAGCCCGTAGACGGCCGCAGAGGCACCCGAGCGACGCCCGGTATCCAAATCTCCCCCGAGCGCCGCATTACCCACGACCGGAACCCTAGAAAGGGCATCCCCATGGCACATCCCACCCCCGGCTTTGACGGCATACCCGCCGCCGCGATCACCCACGGCGCCTGCAACAGCTGGTGGACCGGCGCCGAACGCAGCCACTGCGCCGGCTGCTGCAGGACGTTCACGTCGCTGAAGACCTTCGAGGCACACCGGAAGGGCCTGCGCTGCAACGAGCCGACGGACGTCGGCCTGGTCGCCCGGGAGGAGGCATTCGGGCCGCTGTGGGGCAAGCCGCCGATGTCGGAGGCGGAGCGGGCGCGGCTGTCGGCGCTGTGGGCGCGGGGTGTGGGCGATGAGTAGCGCGGCCGGTTCCGGCTCAGGTGGCCCGGGAAGCGCTCCGGTTCGTGTCTCTGACGGCTCGAAGGGTCTGGCGGAGACTCCGCGCCCGTCCCAGGTCTTCAAGAGCCGCCAGAGGGCAGAACCGCCAACGGCGACAGCCCTGCCATCCCGGGAGCAGCTCCTCGTCCTGGTGGACCGCACCGAGCGGCACGTCCTGACGCCAGCGGAGACGCACCTGCTGCGGACTGGTGTCCAGCATCTGGCGGCGCAGCTGGGCGGGGCGGGGAAGGCGATCCGCCGGCTGACCGGCGATCTGGAGAAGGCCCGGGCCGAGCGGGATGCTGCGCGCCGTGAGGCGGCGGAGTCGTCGCCGACGTTGGTGCCGTGCCCGTACTGCGGTGCCGCGGCGGGGGTGCGGTGCGTGTCGGTGAAGGGTGCTCTGCCGCCTCGGACTCCGCACACGGCCCGGCTGGATGCGGCGTCGCGGTGGCTGTTCCGGCAGGCGCTCGGGGAGGCGTCGTGAGCCTGTACGTGCTGGATGTTCCGGTGCTGTACGGCCGGCTGGACGCGGTGCGGGTGCAGCGTGGCCTGTCGTGGCGTGTGTTGGCCGCTGACCTGCGGTTGTCGCCGTCGACGTTCACGCAAATGAAGGCCGGCCTGGCACCGGATTCGCACACGCTCGGAACAGTGCTGATGTGGTTGGGGTGGATGCCGGAGTTGGCGCTGCTGGTGCGGGAGCAGCCGGTGTCGCGGCGGTCGTCTCGTCGTCCGGTGGCGTTGGGTAGTCGCCTGCCGGATCGTGAGCTGGCGGTGTTGGAGCTCGCTGTTGACGGCTTGTCGAATGCGGAGATCGCTGCGGCGTTGTGGGTGTCGCGGCCGGCGGTGGAGTGCCGGTTGCGGCGGGCTGGTGAGCGGTTGGGTGTGCGGGGGAAGTCGGCGGTCGTGGCTGCTGCGGTTGCGGCCGGGGTGTTGGAGATCCCGGTGGGTGTCGAGTGAGCGCCCGGGTGATCGTGACGGGCAGTCGGTCCTGGTCGGACGCCGACGCGGTCGGGTCGGCCCTGCTGGAGGCCTGGCATGACGCCCTACAGATCGGCTACGACGGGATTGTCGTGGCGCAGGGCACCGCACCAGGTGCGGACGACCTGGCGGATCTGTGGGCGATTGGGCATCGCGGTCTGGGTGTTGAGCGAGACCTGTTCCCGGCGGCGTGGGGGGTCTGCGGGCTTGGGTGCCGGCCGGGTCATAGGCGGGTGCGTCGTGGTGGTGGCGAGTACTGTCCGACGGCTGGGCACAGGCGTAACCAGGCGATGGTGGATGCGGGCGCGGTGTTGTGCCTGGCGTTTCCGCTCGGTAGGTCGACGGGGACGCGGGACTGTATGCGGCGCGCCGAGACGGCTGGGATTCCGGTGCGGAATCTGGGGGCGCGGCGGTGAGCGGCTTTGAGGAGTTGGCGCCGCTGTACGACGTGCCTGCGACGGTCACGATCCGGTTGGTTGGCGGCCCGTTTGACGGTGAGGAGCGCCCGTTTCCGGGGGCGTACCTGTCGATGGTGTGTCCGCAGTTCGAGTGCGCGTTGCCGTTTTCGGGGTTTTCGTTGGCGGATCTTTCGGGTCCTCCGCAGCTCGTTCGGCGGGCGGTGTACCAGGGGCTGCGGAACGACTGGGGGCTGCTCTCCCGCGATGACCAGGGCCGGGTGCGGTTCGACTTCTGGGGGCTCCAATGAGCGGGCGGCACGATGGGCCCCACGGCGGTGGCCGTGTGGCTGGGTGGGGGCGGGGCGGGTCAGTCCTGGGGGTCGGCGCCCTTGGTGCGGCGGGGGTTGGCGACGGGTCCGTCGGTTGGCTTGAGGCTGCCGACGGTGGGTTCGCGCTTGCGCTCGACGCCTTCGGCGCGTGCGATGCGGCGGAAGACTTCGTCGGACAGTCCGGTGAGTTTGGCGAGCTGGGCCGTGGTGGCGCCGGCGTGGAGTTGGGCCGGGGCTGCGGCTTTGACTTCGGCGAGGAGCTTCTTCTCTGCTTCGCGGGCTTTCTTGTAGCGGGCGAAGAGCTGGGTGGTTTCGGTGTCGGGTGTGTAGTCGTCGCTGGTCATGTCAGTCATGTTCGCATGGAGGGTTGGCCATCGGGAAGGCCATCGCGTTGGCTTCTCGCAAAGAATCATGATGGGCAACATGTTGGCCTATTGACTGGCCAACACGTTGGGCTAATACTGGAGTCATCAAGGGCAGCGCAGAGCGGCCCCGAGACCCAGGAGGCCCCGATGCTCGCCGCCACCCGCACCGCCCGCCAGGCCCTGAAGACCCGATCCGCCGCCACCCGCTTCCGCGCCTCCCTCAACCGCGGCCGAGCCATCACCACCCACCTCATCGCCGCCGGCATCGACACCGACACCGCGGCCGGCGTCGCCAGCGGCCTCCGCTCCGTTGCCAAGCGCCTCCACATCGCGCCGGTCAAGGTCGCCCGCACCAACCGCACCGTCGACGGCGGCTGCAAGCGCCGTTCGGTCCACCACTTCACCGCCCGTCAGATCACGGTCCTGGTCGCCGCCTACAAGCCGCGCAAGGCCGAGTACAAGGCCGCCATCCAGGCCTACCGCCTCGCCGCCTGACCAGCCGCCACCCACCCGTACAACACCCCACCCGAGGAGCCCCACATGTTCACCCTGCGATTCCAGACCCAGGCCACCCCGTCCAGCGAGCCGCACCAGTGGCACCGCGAGGGCCTGACCCGCGCCGACGTCGAACGCATGGGCGCGGTCGCCCTGCGGCACGGCGCGGTCAACATCGCGGCCACCAACCCCTACGGCACCGACGTCACCCACATCTTCGAGGTCTTCCGTAACGGCTGACCGTCAGCGGCGGCGCGCCAAAACACACCGCCCCCATCCGACCGCCGCGCCCAACACCGCGAGGAGACCCCTGTGCACTTCCAGACCTGCCGCCGCCACCCGTCCGCCGGCCGTTTCATGGCCACCTGCTCCGGCTGCGCCCAGGAGCTGCACGACCTGAAGTACGGCAAGGCGCCGCGGTCGACGCCCACTCCCGCGGCCAGCACCATCCGCCTCCTCGCCGAGACCGGCGACAACGTCGCCCTCGGCATCGCCACCAACGGTGTCGTCGCCGCCCTCACGGCCACCGCCTGGGAGATCCACGGCCCCGCGAACGAGGCGATGGTGGCGGCCGATGTTGCCGCCGCCCTGGCCGCCCTGGGTGACCTGCCGGCGGTGCTCCCGCAGGGCCTGCTGACTGACCGGCTGTACATCGCCGCCGGCGTCCTCACCTGACCGTCTGATCGCCGCCCGGGTGCGGGTCCCGTACCTGCATCCTGCGAGGCACTCACCCGACTCACCCAATCCGAAACGGAGATCGAAATGCCCCGACGTAGCCGCCTGAGCTGGACCGCCGATCACAAGACCGAGTGGGATGGCGCCCCCTACGAGCTGATCAAGCGGGCCATCGCGGACGACAAGGGCCGCATGGGGCGGCCGCACTGGTACCTGTACGAGGCTCTGCCGGGCGGATTCCAGGTTGAGCGGACCCCGGTGCTGGGCGCGCTCGGCCGCCGGCTCGACATCGCGAAGCGCCTCGCCGAACTCCACCTTGTCGACGGTTGGCGCTTCGCGTTCCAGGTGCGCCCGTCGGACGGCATGCCGTTGTGGCGGGGTCGGGACGGCGGGCTGCGGCCTCAGGACGAACTCCTCGCCTGACGGCCGCCCGGGTGCCCGTCTCGTACGGGCGCCCTGCGAGGCACTCAGCCGACCCGACCGCCCACCACACCCTCGATCGGAGCCCCCTTCATGAGTAAGCCCGAACTCGGCAAGGTCGCCGTTGACGACCAGCTGATCGTCATCCGCCCGTTCAACCGTTACCGGGCCGACAACGCCCCGATCCCCGCTGCGGTGACGAAGGTCGGCCGCATCTGGATCGAACTGGCCCAGGTGAATCAGGTTCGCTCGCAGTCGTGGACGTGGCGGATGCGCCTGGACACGCAGAACGAGGGCGCCCAGCACAGCCAGTCGGACCGCTTCGTCACCGCCGAGCAGTACGCGTGGGAGCAGCGCGTTGCCGAAGCCAACGCCTACCTGCGGGAGGTCGACCTTGTCCCGGGCTTCAAGTCGCCTTGGTACGCCGAGGACCGACGGCTTGAACTCGCGAACCTGCTGCGCCGCCACGACGGCCTGCCCGAGCTGTAGCCCTGACCGCCTGTCCGCGCACCACCACCCGCCAGGAGACCACCGTGACCACTCAGACCGTCACCGCCGTCCCGTACGAGGAGAAGCAGACCGTGACCTACGACCTGCCGAACGGCGCCCCCGACATCTACTCCGGCAGCGACACGCTCGTCCCGACCCGCATCACCATCAACTACTCGCAGCACCCGTCGTTCGCAATCCCCCGCGTGGTCGAGGTCACCGTCAAGGGCCTGTTCCGCAACTCCGACGGAACGGCCGGGCCGCAGGGCCACCGGGCCGAGGTGTGGCGGTACGTGCCCAAGGCGGATCGTGCGGCGTGGGTTGCCGTCCTGGTCCGCGAGAACCTGCCGCAGTGGTGGACCGCGTGAGCCGCGCAACGGACGAGCCGTCCGCTTGCGGCCACTGCGGGATCCCCGCCCGCGTGCACTACCAGCAGTGGATTGAACCGGTCGGCTGGCACCAGTGGGCCGCGCCCACCACCACGCAAATCCTCGCCCGCATGAAGGACCGCCGCACAGCTTGCACCAACCCGACCACCAAGGAGTCTCAATGACGCTCGACGAACTGATCACCGCCCTCGAAGCCGAGGACCCCACCCAAGTCCTGCGCGATGGGTTCGCCAACCCGCACTCCTACCGCGGCTACTACAACGAGTTGGCGTTCGAGCCTGCCTTCAACGTCAGCGTCGGGGAGATGCTCGCCGCCGCCCGCGATGCCCGCGGCGAGACCTACCAGGGCTACAAGGGCGGCGACTACACGATGCGCGGCTCCACGGACTGCTGGCTGGCAGAGGAAGGGTGCCTGGGCGAGACGTTGGGGCTGCTGGTGTTGCGCGGGATGTTCGCGGGCGCTGTTGCGGCGGACACCACGTGGCCGACGGTCGCGGCCTTGGTGGCATGGCTGAACGAGTCCAACGGCAGGGGCCCGCACGAGACCGCGATGCGCCTGCTGAAGCTGGCCGAGGAGGTTGGCGAGGTGTCGCAGGCGTACATCGGGTTGCAGGGCCAGAATCCGCGCAAGGGCCAGACGCACACCGAGGCCGATGTCGCGGACGAGCTGTGCGACGTGGTCGTCACCGCGATGGTCGCCCTGCACAGCTTCGCCCAGGACCCGGCGCAGCACTTCGCCGCCAAGATCCAGCGCATTGCCGACCGCGTCAACGTCAAGGCCGAGCCGTGACGACCACGGCTGAGGGGATCCGCCGCGCGTACCACGTGCCGGCGAGGGTCGGCGCCCAGATCGTCGTGTCCGGCCGTGCGGCAACCATCGTCGGTTTCCGCAACGGCAAGCTCCGGGTCCGCTACGACGGCGACCCGCAGATCTACAACGCGCACCCGGTCCGCAACACCACCTACCTCGACTGACTCGTGAGGAGCCGACCGTGAACATGACCCCGAACCCGAGTGATGACGACCTGTACCGGCTCCTCGACGCCTGCGGGCTCAAGACCCTCCGCCCGTGCGGCACCTCGGCCGCGTACGCCCGGCACCGGCGCCACGGCGAAACCCCGTGCGAGCCGTGCCGGCTGGCGAACCGTGAGGCACAGCGTCGCCTCCTTGACGCCGAGCATGACCGGCTGCGCCCGATCAAGCACGGCACGACAGGTGGCTGGCATGCGCACCAGTACCGGCGTGAGGCCGCGTGCGGTGCCTGTGCCCGCGCCTACCGGGCGTATCAGCGTGACCGGTACGCCGCCCGCAAGAACCAGACCACCGAAGCGGCCTGAGCCCAACACCAGGCCTGCACAGCCCCGCCTACGCCATCAGGAGAACCCCCTCATGTCCGAACCCGTGCAACTCCCCGTGCCCCTCAAGACCGGCGTCACCGAGATCTGGGAGTCCCACCCCACCAACACCCCCGGTCTCCTCGCCGACGAGGTCCCCGAGCACCACCGCAAGCCCGGCGAGGAGGCGCATTGGCGGATCAGCCACCACTCCGGACTCACCTTCGGCGCCTTCTACAGCAAGCAAGGCGTGTTCACCTGCGCCGAGTACGTCGCCGACATGGCGGACTGGACGCGCCCTGCCGAGGACTTGGCGGCTGACCCGAGCCTCGACCTGGACGAGCTGTTCACCCGGGTGCTGCAGGCCGACGGCATCCCCCTGTACCGCCACCTGCCCGCCACCGAGAGCTGAGGCCCGCGATGACCACCACCCCGCCCACCGACCAGCAACTCGCCGACACCCGCCTCCGCGAGGAACTCCTGGCCGCCCTGTCCACCGCTGGCGCCTTCTGCGGCGACTGCGGTTTCGAGCCCGGCGAGATCGGCTGCTCGGACTGCGTGCGTGTCCGCGAGCAGTACGCCGACGCCCTGACGCCGATCACCGACCGGTTGCGCGCCGAGCTGGCCACCGCGCAGCGGCAGTCCGAGGCCGCGCACTGCCGCCTCCACCACGTCCTGGCCCGCGTCGAGCAGATCGGCCCCGCTGACGAGCCCGCTGGCATCGCACTCGACTTGATCCCGTGGCTCGACGGACCGCTGCACCCCGACCACCTGGCCGCCTACCGGGCCGCCCTCGCCGCCGGGGAGTCCTGATGGCCGAGCCCACTGATGCCCGCTTCGAGCTGGACGTGCTGCTGATCGGCACGCACCCGGTCACCCGGGGCCGCGCCCTCGACGCCTACCGCGACCAGGTGCTCACCGAAGCCGCCGACCACCTCGACCGGATCGCCGACGCGACCGAGGCCAAGGTCGCCGAGCACTACGGCCCCGCGTCCGGAATCGGCCCCGGCTCGGCCGACATGGTCCGCGAGGCCGCCCGCACGGTACGCAGCCTCGCCACCGCTCCTGACGGCCGCTGACGCCCGTCACCAACCGCCTGACACCCCGGAAGGACCACCGTGCACGCCCTCCCCGACCGCCCCTGGAACGGCCTCTGGGCCCTCGACGCCTTCTGCAACATCGGAGGCGCCGGCATGGGCCTCCACCTCGCCGGCTACAACGTCGTCGGCGTAGACATCCTCGAACAGCCCCGCTACCCCTTCGAGTTCCACCAGGGCGACGCCATCGACTACATCGCCACCAACGGCGCCGACTTCGACCTGATCTCCGCCGGACCGCCCTGCCAGCACGACTGCACCCTGACCGCCGGCACCAACAAAGGCCGCGGGGTCGACTACCCGGACCTGCTGGAGCCGACCCGCGCCGCGCTGGAGTCGACCGGCCGGCCGTACGTCATCGAGCAGCCGCCCGGCCGCGCCTCGAAGCGCATGCGGGTCGACGTGACTCTGTGCGGCGAGATGTTCGGCCTTCAGGTGCTGCGGCACCGCAACTTCGAGCTCGGCCACTGGTCGACGCCCCGGCCCGTGCACCAGCCGCACCGCGGGCGCGTCGCCGGGATGCGGCACGGCGAGTGGTTCACCGGCCCGTACTTCGCCGTGTACGGCGACGGCGGCGGCAAGGGCTCGGTCGCGGAGTGGCAGACGGCGATGGGCATCGGCTGGACCGACGTCCGCCGCGAGCTCGCCGAGGCCATCCCACCCGCGTACACCGAGCTTCTCGGCCGGCGCTTCGCCGAGCATCACGCCACCGCTCTGACGCTCGCCTGACACTTCGGAAGGACCGCCGTGATATCGCCCCGCCACCCGCTCCCCGCCCGCGAGCCGAACGGCCTGCTCGTCCTCGACACGTTCTGCTGCGCCGGCGGAATGGGAATGGGCTACTACCTCGCCGGGTTCACCGTCGTCGGCGTCGACATCGACCCGCAGCCCAACTACCCGTTCCCGTTCATCCAGGGCGACGCCGTCGAGTACATCCGCGAGCACGGCCACGAGTACGACCTGATCCACGGCTCGCCGCCCTGCCAGGACTACTCGAACCTGAACGCCTACAACCGCAAGGACTACCCGCGGCTGATCGCCCCGACCCGTGAGGCAATGGTCGCGGCCGGCGTCCCGTACGTGATCGAGAACGTCGAGGTCGCCGGCGTCGAGCTGCTCGACCCGATCACGCTGTGCGGCCCGATGTTCGGTCTCACGGTGTACCGGCATCGGGTCTTCGAGACGAACTGGGGCCTGACCGCCCCGCATCATCCCGGGCACGTGGAGCGCTGCACCCGCAACGGCTACCTGCCGACGCCGGAGAAGCCGTTCATGTCGATCCACGGCGGCAAGCACTCCCGGGCCTGGCAGCGGGCCGCCTGCGACGCCATGGGCATGCCGTGGATCAAGGTCCCGGAGGATGCCCGCATGGACCGCATCCAGCTCGGGATCCGCGAGGTCTGCGAAGCCATCCCGCCCGCCTACGCCCGTCACATCGGGCTGCGGGCCGCAGAACACATCCACGCCAGCCGCGCCCTGACGCCTGCCTGACGTCCGTCACACCCGCCTGGGCCGCCGCTCGCACCGCGGCGGCCCACCACCCGAGGAGCACCAGATGCCCGACCAGACCCCCGCCGAACAGCTCACCGCCGCCGCGGCACGTGTCCGCGAGTTCGCCGCCATCGCTACACCAGGCCCGTGGCGACCGCACGACACCCACCTCGGCGAGTACGGGCACACCGCAACCGTCCTGACCGACCGAGAGGAGCTCAACGCGACAGAGCTGGTCGCGTGGCTGCCCACGATGGGCCACAAGCCCTGGAACGAAGATCGCAACGTGTGGGCCAACAGCGCCTGGATGGCCCTGATGCACCCCGCCGTCGGTGCGGCGCTCGCCGACTGGCTGGACGACGAGGCTCGCGCCCACGAGGCGGCTGAACAGGCTGCCGCCAACGTCTTCCACGACGACCCGGGGAACCGGGCCGCGTGGATTGCAGCGCAGACCAACGAGTCCGCCCTCGCGGTGGCCCGTCAGCTCCTCGGCGGTGCGTCATGACGCCCGTCGGTGTGTTGCTCGGCTCTGGCCGGGTTGAGGGTGAGGTGCTGGTGTCCGGCGCGGTCACCACAGCTGTGCTGCGTACGAGCGGTGCCGGTCACGACTGGGCTGTGGTCACGCTCGATGACGGGACGGGGGTGATCGACGTGCATGTGTTCCCGAGGGTCTGGCGCGACCATGCCTGCCCGGTTCGGCTCGGTGCGCGGCTGACGGTCAACGGCCGGCTGGACGCTACGCCGGACGGGCTGACGATCCTCGCCATGAATGTGACGCCCGCGGAGGAAGGAACCGATCGTGGTTGAGAGACCTGATGTCAGCAGGGACGCGTTGGAGCAGATCGTCAGGTTGTGCGCCGAGGTGGACGAGGCCCGCGCCTGGGCGCGGCACGGCTACGAGATCGGGCAGCGCCACTGCGGCTGGACCGACCACGGCGTCGCCCCGGCGTGGCTCACCGACGGCTGGCCGCCGCACATCGACGACTGCCAGCATTCGGCCGCGCTCGGGCAGGCCGAGGCGCAGCGGTCGGAGGCTGCGCAGCTCAGTCACCAGTACCGCAGTGCCGCCGAGCGAGCCGAGGCCCGAATCGCTGCGGCTCTGGCAGTGGTGGACCGGTTCGACGAGTACCTGTTCCGCCGGGACGCGGTGGCGGATCTGCGGGACGCCCTGAACGGGACGGGCAACTCCCAATCTGCTACTACTTCATCCCAAATTAGTAGCAAGCATGGCTGTCCGGACCCGATCGAATGCGACCACGAGGCCGCGCTCGGGCAGGCCGAAGCCAGGGTCGCCGCTGTTCGAGCGCTGCACGGCCGCGATGACAGCAACCCGCTCGGGCCGTGGTGCGACATCTGCCTCTGCAAGTGGCCGTGTCGGACGACAGTCGCGCTCGGCGAGCTGTCTGGCGGTGCGTCGTGACAACGAGCCGCCGGTTCGAGGGCGAGCGCTTCGCCGAGTTCGACGATGACGAGCCGGGGGAGCCGGACTTGTTGTTGCCGCCGGGCCATCACCTGGTAGTACTCCGGCGCGGCGTGTGCCGGATCGCGGTGGATGTCCTGGACATCGGCGAGTATGAGCCCGACGTTCCGCTTACAGCGACCTGATCGCCGTCTGGTGCACAATGGCCCCAAGCGAAAAGCGCCAACCCTGCCGGGGGTTGGCGCTTCACGAGGTGATCTGGTGTCGAATCTCTCCCAGAGTACCCCTCGACTCGCTGGAGCGCGCATGCCGCACGACCTGACTGACGACGAGCTGCTCGCTGCGGCGCTCGGTGTGACGCCCACCCAACTCCGTGAACTCCCGGACTTCGTGCTGGCCTTCGCCCGCGAGCTGCTCGCTACCTGACACAACGAAGCGGGACGCCCTCGCCAGGACGTCCCGCTCACCGACTAGCGCGCGCCACGCTGCTCACCCGGTTCGAACCCGACGGTACTCCGATCGCAGGAGACACGCATGTTCGACACCGCCGACCCCACCGACGACATACCCCGCTGCTCCTGCTGCCCGCGTGAACTGCACGGCCCGGACTACGGCCGGCTGGCGTGCTGGCGTTGCGAGGACCGCCTGTACGGCCAGCTCAACACCGTGGCCACCCTGTGGGCGCAGCTCCCCGACGCCACCTACCGGCCCGTGCTCGAACGTGAACCCGGCCGTTCCATGTCCGTTCACCCGGGGATGCCCGGCAACGCGACGATCATCAACCTGACGGCGGGCGGTGACGACACCCCGCTCGGCCGGCTGCGGACGGTGGAGGACGACTGGCGGCGGGCGCGGGGCTTCACGGTGCAGACGTGGCGGCCGACCGCGGACGTGATGGCCGGCGTGCTGCGGTTCCTGCGGGTGCAGTTGCCGTGGGCGTGCGCGCAGCACAAGAACCCCCGCCTCGTCGACGGTGAGCCGCTGCTCCCCGACGTGCTGCTGCTGTCCGAAGCGCTCCACCGCACCGTCGCCGACCTCCAGGCCGCGGTCACCGGTGAACCCCGCGCCCGCACCATCCCCGTCCGCTGCCTCGCCGAATGGGACGACGGCGTCCGATGTGGCGCGGAGATGCGCGTCGGCGCCAACACCCTGCGAACCATCTGCCCGGGCTGCTCAGCGGTCTGGACGAGGGACGCGTTCATCCGGCTTGCCGAGTCGGCCAACCAGTTCGGAGCTGCAGCGTGATCGAGACCGCCATTGAGGCCGTACTCGCCGAACCCATTACCCATTGGCCGTGCAGCTGGGAGGACTGCCCCAAGCCTGCCGTGGCAGCTGCCCGCTTCCACGATCAGGTCGGCCACGTCCACGACTGCTCGCAGCACATCGCTTGGCTGAGGGAATGGAGTGACGTTGCCGAGATCGTCCCGCTGCCCTGTCCGTTCGCGCACGGTGACGTCACATGGGTCGACCAGCCGAAGGAGCTGACATGACGGGTTTTCAGCAGACGGCGGTGTGGCTGTTCGTCACGTTCTGCGGATCAGTGACGGTGCGCACGGTCGTGAAGGCGTGGGCCGGCGCGCGGGTTGATGTGGCCCGTGAGCATGCCCGCGTGTATCTCGAAGCGAACCGTGCCGTGATCGACGCCCAGCACGGGCCGCAGTTCGTACCGCCTGCGTGGACGACGGACGGTGAGGCATGAGCGGCGAGCACTTCTACGTCTCGACCGGATGTCTCCACGGGGACCTGGTCCTGCCGGACGGGCGGGACGGGCATGGCTACTGCCAGTCGGATACGGGTGCGGTGGGGACGAAGACGCCCGCGCGTTGCAAGTTCTGCCCTGCCCCGTGCCGGTGCCCCTGTCATGAGGGCGTGGACATGGCTGGCACCGCGGCGCCGGAGTTTCGGGAGGACGTCAACGGCGTGTGGTCGTGGCAGTGCAACGGCGGCCCGGGGTGTGTCGGGTGGTACCGGTTCGGCTGGGCCTCCCAGGAGGCGGCTCGCGCTGAGTGGGACGAGCACGTGAAGCGTGACCACAAGGAGGCAGCGCGGTGACCGTTCATGAGGTTCCGCAGCCGGGCGATATCGGCCTGACCAGCATTGTTGGCGCGGTCGGCTGGGGCATACGCCTCGGTGAGTTCCTGCTCGGCGACGGGGTGACGCCGTACGAGCACGCGTTCATCGTCCTCGACGACAACACGCTGTTGGAGGCTGAGCCGGGTGGTGCGCGGATCGCCGGCCTGGACGAGTACGCGGGCCGGCACGTCGAGTACGTTTCGCCCGAGCTCAGCACGGAGCAGCGGTACGCGATCTGCGCGGCGGCTCGCAACCTGATCAACACCCCGTATTCGGCTGCGGACTACTTCGCGATCGCCGCGCACCGGTTCCACATCCCGGCGCCCGGGTTGCGCCGCTACATCTCGGACCGGGGCCACATGATCTGCTCCCAGCTTGTCGATCAGTGCTACCAGGACGCGGGCGTGCAGCTGTTCAACGACGGTCGGTGGCCAGGATTTGTGACCCCGGCCGACCTGGCGCTGCTGCTCGGACGGGAGGGGCAGCGGTGAGCAGTTTCCCTGTGGTCCTGCTGCGGGCGCTCGCCTCGCCGGCTTGGAAGGCAGCGGAGGACTTCAAGGCTGGGATGCAGCGGCTCGTGTCCGAGCCGGGACCGTCCGCTGAGAAGGTAGCGGCTGCGCGTGCCGGTATCGAGGCGCTCGCTGCTGGTGCCGCCCGCTGTCCGTGCGGTCATCGCCTGGACTCTGATCGGGCGTGTCTGAACGGCCGTATCTACGGCCCGTGCGGCACCTCTGGCTGCGACGGTCCGTGCACCGACACGTACGGGTACTGCAACGCCGATGTCTGCGCGTGCCCCGAGGAGGACGAATGAGCGGCGAGTTCGACGGGATCGGCGGCCTGCTGGCCGGCTCGGAAGCCGAGCGGTCGCCGGAGCAGTGGGCCCAGCAGTTGGAGGCCGAGGTGATGCGGGACTACGACGAGTGGATGGCTGGGGAGCGGCTTGCTGCCGCCGAGGAGCGGGCCCGGGAGACGCGCTTGTACTGGTCGGGGCGTCCGGATCCGATCACGCGTCAGATCTTGCGGGCGTACGGGTTGAGGGCGGCGGACGTCGGCTTGGTGCAGCGGTCGGCGTTCTCGTCGGGGTACAGGCGCCGGCAGCGGGCCCGGGTCAAGCGGAGGCGACGGTGAACGGGCGCTGGTCGGCGCCGTGGCTGGACAGCCGGCTGGATGCGGTCAGGGCGGACCCCGTGACGGCGTTCGCCATGGCGCTCGCTGAACGGATCCAGGTGGTGGACCTGCTGGTGGAGGAGGCGTTCTTGTACGGCGTGACGAGCCGTCGACAGCAGCTGCGGGATGAGGGTTGGTCGGGTTGGCTGTTGGATCTGGACGCGCCGGTGCGGGTGGCGCCGGCCGGGGTGCGGGCGCCGAAGGGCGAGAAGCGGAGGCGGCGGTGAGCGAGCGGCCGGTGGTGTTTGTAGCGTGCCCTGGCCAGCCGGCGTGCCCGGATCGGCTGTTCAAGGTCGCTGGCCATCGGCACTTCAGCCGGGCCGTTGTTCGGGTTCGCCGGGTGGTGTCGTGCTGCTGGGAGGTGTGGTGTCCGTGCTGCCTGTCGGCCCCGGTGGTGGCGCAGGCGTCGTCGTGGGAGCGGGCGATGCTGCGCGCCGGCAAGCACGTGGCGGAGGTCCACGGTGACGGGCGGCCGGCGGCACTCGGCGAGCCGTTGCCGGCCGACTTCGCGCATCTGCCGTGCGGCGGCTGGTGCCTCGGGGACTGCCCGGGCTGCTGCGCGTGCGGGACAGTGCGCTGTTCAGGGTGCGCTCCGGGCCGTGAGATGGGGGAGTTTGTGTGAGTAAGCATCCGGCAGTGCAGTTCCTGACGGCGGCTCTGGCGCGCGCCGAGGAGACCGCGAAGCCGGCGACGCCGGGGCCGTGGGGGGTTCGGCCTCCAAGCGATCACGGCGATGGCTGGGAGGTTTGTGGCCGCGGCCCAGGCCACAATGGGAGCAGGTGGGTCGTTGGGGCGGAGTCGGGTGGCGGTGTCTACGACGAGGCCGATGCGCGGCACATCGCCCTGCACGATCCGGGGGCGGTGCTGCGCCGTGTCGCCGCGGACCGGCAGATCCTCGCCGAGCACCAGCCAGTCAAGGCCGTGGGTTACGACGGCTACGGGGTTGCGGTGATCGACACATGCATTCTTTGCGGCTCGCAGTACGCGCCCTACCCGTGCCGGACGGTGCTGCTGCTCGCGCAGGCCTGGGGCTGGGAGGCCTCGCATGCTGTCAGCCCGCAGCCCGAAATTGAATGACCCGATCGGGCTCTGGCCGGGATTTTCCGCATCGGGCAGCGTGGTCGCCATGACGACCTTCCAGCCGCTCACCGCGGCGCACCTGCCCAACTTCTTCGACGCGGCCGGCCAGCCGCTCGGCTCGTCCAGCAAGTGTCCGGCCTGCAACCGAACGATCCGGTTCGACCTGAAGCTGTCGAACGGGAAGACGATGCGCTTCGCGGGGACGTGCGGTCACGCGTTCGAGGTGCCGACGCCGAGCAAGTAGCCGGGCAGCACGAGGCCCCTGCCGCGTTGCGTGCGACAGGGGCCAGGGCTCACATCCTCCGGGGGCGTCAGCCACCTTGCGGCGGGAGGGTCCGACAGCGGACCAGGCCTTGTCCCGGCAGACTGCGCCGCCCGGCTATGCCGGCGTCCCGGGTGCCACGGTTTCCCGGTGGCAGACGAGCGGCGCAGCACCAGGGTACGCCGGTCACATGACATCGGGTTCGCACGCCAGCAGCTCATGCCCACGCTGCCGGTACCAGGCGTCGACGGCCCCCTGGACGGTCTCGCGTAGTTCCTCGCTGACGTCGTCGGCGTACATGGGCTCGCCGCCCTTGAGTGGCAGGTGTTCGGGCTTGTCGACGGTGAACGCGACCTCGATGTGCCGCCGCTCCCGGCTCACGGTTGCCCGCCCGGGTTGTTCGCGGTGTTGCTGCTGGTCGGCGGGTTGTTCGGCATTGTTCGCGGGCCGGCGAAGACCTGGGCGCCGCATGCGCACCACAGGGACAGGTCGCCGACCCTGGCCCCGAGTTGCTTCGAGTCGAGGTGGTAGCAGGGTTCGCGGCTCACGTGCTGTTCGAAGAGGCCGCCGCAGGTGCTGCCGGCGGGTCCGTCCTGGCAGCGCTGCCCGAAGGTCGGGGTGCCGACGTAGTTGTGGCCGTCGATCCGAGCGTTGTTCAGGTCGACCGGGGGTTCGCCTGAATGGCCGCCGCGACGTTCAGGTCCACTGCCGAGGACGCGCCGGAGGTCACCCCCGATGCCGTCCATGGCCTGCCGGAATCCGAGGCTGGCGTGGGCGTTCGCGAACCAGCGGGTCCACATGGCCTCGACGCCAGTACGGAGGCGGTCCCGTTCGGCTTCAGCCCTCCGGAGTCGCGCGTATGCCTTGAGCGTCTCCTCGTTGCCTTCCTCGATGTGCTGTTCGGCGATGGCCAGGTCGTCAACGATCGGCTGCACCACGGTCATGACCGCTGCCAGCGTCTCGGGGGCAACCGAATCCGGGTCGGCCTGGGAATACCAAAGGCCATGGCTGATAGCAGCAGCGATGCGGGCCTTCAGGTCTTCGGTCACCGCTGCTCCTCGGCCAGGAAGTCGTGCACGCCGCGGTCGATCGTGCAGCGGCTGCAGTAGTCGGCGCGGATCGCCGCGTCGTGGGTGTGCTCGTGGCGTTCGTGGCCGCAGGTCCGGCACGTCTCGTGCTGGCGCAGTTCGGCGGCGAGCCGGTCGCGTTCGGCCTTGATGCGCGTGATGGCCTGGACCCAGTCGAGCAGCCCGTGTGTCTCCAGGTGTGCCTTCACGATCACGTCAACGGCCTGCAGGGCGCCCGCTGCGGCCCCGAACGCGATCGGGTCGACACCCGCCGGCGCCGGGATGTCAGCGATCGGGTACAGCCTGTCCGGGTCGGTGAAGTCGGGGGCGGCCTGGTCGTGGTGCCAGCCACAGTCGAGCGGGCAGAAGTAGCGGGTGACGGTCACTGCCGCTTCCCTTCGAGTTCGCTTGCGGTGTCCCGCAGCACGGTGATTGTGGCCAGCACGGACGGCAGGAGCGTCCCGTCTTCGAGGGCGGCTTCGAGCCGGTTCGCCAGGTAGATCAGCCGTCCGGCTGGGGCGCGCCGGCCGAGGTGCACGGCCCGGACGATCCCGGCTGCACGCTCTTCACTGGGGTTCACGGCTGCTCCCTCCGAGCTGCGGCGCGCTGCTCCGCGACCCACGTCTCGTACCGGCGGGTCTCCTCGGTGGCCAGGCGCTGCGCCTCGGCGATCGCTTCGTCGCGGGTCCAGCGGTAGATCACGCCGATGTGGAGGTTCCCGCGGTAGACCCACCCGTCACCGGTCCACACGTGGTCGCCGGGCTGGAGGTTCGGGTTGAGGATCAGCCAGCCATCTGGGAACCGGTCGGCCCAGTTGGCGGTGACCTTCTGGACGATCAGCGGCTCGGGCTGCAGCACCGGGCCGCTGTCGGAACGGTCGGGATCTGCGGCCTCGGGGCAGGGGATGCGGAACTCCGTGGCGAACAGGAGCTGTTGGAGCGCTTCGTGGCCGCGCTGGTTCTCGGCTCGGACCTTCGCCATGAAGTCGCGCGGGTCCGGTGGTGGTGGCGATGCTGCCATGAAGGCGTGCGCCCAGTCTTGCGTGTAGTCGCAGCCGTCGGCGGGGCAGTGCCAGCCGTTCTCGGTGGCGACGAGGACGCCCTCGTTGTTCGGGTGTTGGTCGCGTTGGCCGCACGTGAACGGGTGTATGCGGCCGGACTGCTGGTAGTCGTTGAGGTGGGTGACCTGCTCGGCGGTCCACGGGGTGGTGAAGGAGGTCATGTCTGGTCTCCGGTGATGGCCCTTGCGAGGGCGACGGTTTCGGGGCCGCCGACGCGGTGCAGCGGGTCGGGGTCGAGGCCGGCCATGCGGGCCCAGCGGGTGAGGATGGCGGCGATCAGCGGGTTGCAGGAGACGGGGAGCCCGGACGGGCGTTCGCCGAGCTCCTTGACGGCGGCGAGCAGCACCTCGGCGTCGGTCATCAGAATCGCCACCAGCCGTCGAACGACGCCGGGATCTCGGGGTAGTTGGCGAGCATCGGCAGCAGTAGGTCGAGGTGCTGGGCGATGACGTCGGGTTCCTGCGCGCGCCAGTACCGTTCGCCCGCGCCCCAGTACCGTTCGCCGTCCCACCGACCGAAGCAGGTGCCACCGTATCGACCGTCGTCGTGCCGACGTAGGAACTCAGCGGCGTCCGCCGGGGCGGGGTGCTGGATGTCCCACAGGTGGCCGATGCAGGCGACGGTGGCGCCGTTGCGCCGCCGGAACCAGACTGCGCCGAGAGTGACCATGTGCTCTGTGACGCGCAGACTGTTCAGGTCGACGGCGTACGGGCGGCGGGAGATCAGGAATCGGTCCTCGCGGATCATCCCCGCACCTCCGTCTCGCAGGTGTCGCAGAGCGGGTGGTCACCTGGTGTGGCGCCGTAGTTGCCGCAGCGCTCACATTCGGTGTTGGCGTGGGCGGACCTGACCTTGCGGGCGAGGCGGACGACGGTGGCGGCGAGTTCCTCCTCGTCGTGCTCGCGGAAGAGGTGGTCTTCGAGTTCGGCGTCGTCGTACAGGTCGTCGAGGTCGCATCCGGTTACGGGACAGGCGATCACAGGGTCTCCTGGGCGTGGAAGCGGTCAAGGTTGAGGGAGGGCAGCGCCGCGATCTCGGCGTCGGTGGTCGGCCGGGCCGGGATCTCGAAGCACCAGGTCGGGTCGTGGGCGGCGAGTTGCTGACCGCAGGTCTCACAGTTGGTCATGCCGCCGTCTCCTCGGTCTTGGTCAGGGTCGGCGGTGCGGGGATTGTCTGGGCGAGCCAGCCGCTGGGTTCGGTGGTGAAGTGCGGTGCGCCGGCGGTCTCCCACCAGGTGCGGACCGCAGTTGCCTGGACGGTCTGGCCGCTGCGCTTGTCGACGTACTCGACCTGGCGCTCGCCGACCTGCCGGACGGTGACCCGGCCGCGCTTGAACCCGTCGGGGTAGTCGTTCCAGTTGATGCCGTGCTCGGACCAGAGCATGTCCTGCATGCGGCCGGTGTTGACGCCGTGGAGTTGCCGGTGGGAGAAGCGGGCCTGCGCGGCCATGCTGATGCTGTTGCGGACGGCATCACGCTGGCGCCACAGAAAGTAGTTGGCGACCTCAACCGGGTCGGCGACGGTGAACACGCGGGCGTCGAACAGGGCGCGCTTCCCGGGCCGGCGGGCGTTCAGTTCGGCGGTGGCGAGTGCAGCGGCGATGCTGATCTGCTTGGCAGCGATCCCGCCGAACCACGGCTGCGTGTTGACGCTCCCGAAGTCGGTGTACAGGACGCTGATCTCGTCGGACTGGGTGTACGCCATGACGGCGCCAGTGATCTCGGCGCACAGAGCCTCGGCGACCGCATCCATGTCGGCGGCGAACTGGGCATCGAAGGGGCACTCGGCGCCGCGCAGGTAGGCGTGGAAGGAGCGTCCGTCGACCCGCAGGATGGAGAAGGTGCGGCGGGGCAGCATGCTGCGGTAGGCGGCTTCGTGCTGCTTCATCCTGTCGCCGAGCGCGGTCGAGTCGGTCATGAGGGTGCCTCTCGGGCTGGGTGGTATGCGTCGATTATCTCATTTGTGCCACTTGATCGCACCTGCCTTGCGGGCCCAATCAGCGCCGTGAGCAGGCAAGTTGGGCCCAGGCCAGGCGCTACGCGTCGCCTAGTCGGTAGCCGACGGCGAGTTCACCGGGCGTGATCCATGCGCGGAGCCGACCGGTCTCCACGTCGGTGATCCTCGCGGAGTTGTGGCGGACCTCGTCGTAGTCGGTCCAGTCGCCGACCGGGGTGAGGATGACGATCTGGGGCTGGCTGGGGTCGTTCGGCTGGTAGGTCTGGCCGGGCTCGACGCTCACAACTCCCCCTCTCGGCAGCCGATCTGGTGGTCGCCGTCGGTCCCGTCACACGTCGGGCACTCGGCGTTGCGCCGCTCGATGCGGTCAAGGCCGGCGCGCACCCCGTCGAGGATCGTGCTGGCGTTCGTGGTGTGCTGGCGCATGGCGTCCAAGTTGCCGCGGGCTTCGGCGATGGCAGCCTTGCTGGCGGCGATGTCGGCTCGGATTGCGGAGAGCGGGGTGGTGTCGGTCATCGTGCTGCCCCTACGAGTTGATGCGGCTGAGGATCTCGGCGACGCGGCCGTTGGCGTATGTGTCGTAGGTGACGCGCTCGTCGGGGGTGGCGTGCCACGGGTTGTAGTCCGGGTTCGCTTCCGTGAACTCGTTGTGGGCCTGGGCGTGCGCGTGGCAGCGGGCGTTGTAGGCGTCGTCTTCGGGGTGGCTGGCGTTCATGTGCTGCTCCTTCGGGTTGGGCCGGCCGCCGGGAAGACAGCCGGGGGCGGGTCAGGGGTTGAGGAGTTCGCGGAGCTCGTCGACGGCCTTCTCAGCGTTGGGCTCGTCGCTGATGATGAGCCGGGCCTGCCGGGTGATGTCGAGGAGGAGTTCCGCCTCACGCTTCCACGCGGCCAGGAGAACATCCTCCGGCTGCTCGTCGGGCCAGATGATGCGCGGCTCGACCCGCACGGCCTTGCCGTCACGGATCACGACCCGCCACAGGTCCGCGTTCTCCTCCCCCTCGCAGTCCAGCCGGCCAGACCACTCGTGTCCGGGGAAGTCGTCGACGGCCTTCTGGACCTGGGCCATGAGGTTCCGGCAGTTGTACTCGCTGATCTCCCGCATGACCAGGGCCGAGGCGGACTTGCGGACAAGCTGCCCGTCTTCGGTGTCGACCGCGGTCGCCTCGACGCGCAGGACCAGGTCGCTCGCGTCCCAGCGCGGGGAGGCGAACGGACTGTCCTTGATCTCGCGCCAGGACAGCGGCGGCGTGATCGTGAACTGGCCGCTGACTTTGGTTGTGTAGCCCATGGCTGGTCCTTCCGGCTGGGTGGTCAGGTGCGGGGCTGGATGTGCGAGATGGTGGCCGGCGGACGTTCGCGGTTTACGGGGATCGCGGGCGGCTGCTCGGCTCGGCGCTGCTCGGCCTGCTCCCGGATCACGTCCAGTTTCCGCCGGCCGCAGCAGTGACAGCTCAACAGTCCGGCGAAGAACTCCAGCTCCGGGTTGGCGGCGATGAGCCACGCCGGGTCGGAGCTGAAGCCGGGCCTCCATGTGGCGCCGCAGGTGCAGGTTCGGCCGGTTGGGCGGGGAGGAGTGGGGCGGGTGAAGCGGATGACGTTGTCGCCCATCGGGGCCTCCTCGGGTGGGTGGGCCCGGCCGCAGGTGACGGCCGGGCGGGGGTCAGCTGGTGGTTTCGGCGCTACTGCTCCAGGACGTATCCGGTGTGGAGGAGCCTGGTGGTGAGGCGGACGGCCCAGTTGCCGGTGGCGGCATCCACGACATCGACGCTGGTCGAGTTCACTGTGACGATGCGGATCCGCCGGTCGTCGCGGCGGTTGCGGGACCGGTAGACCTGGTTGGGCTCGGTGTGCATGATCTGCTCCTTGTTGGCGCTTCGGGGTTTGGGGTGGCTGCCGGGGCAGCCGGGCGGGGGCGGTCAGTTGAGCGGTCGAACCTGCGCGAACTCGATGCCGTAGCGCTCTGTGGCGTCCTGACATAGCTGGTTGAGGTGCTTCCCGCAGGAGTACTTGCCAGCCGCGTTCTCACCGGCGTCGATCTGCGCCTGGGTGGCGAACAGCACCTTCCACTTCGCGTAGTCGGAGCACAGGTACTTGCCGTGGGAGAAGCCGTCGCACTTCGGGAAGCGTTGCTGCGGCTCGTGGTCGGCGGTCTTCGGCATGTTGTCGGCCCCACGCAGCAGGGTGGTGAGGGCAGTGGTGTTGGTCATCGGGACTCCAGGTGGGCGAGGACTGCGCTGGTGGTGCGGATCGGTCGGGGTGCGCCGCTGGTCCAGCGGGCGTGGCCGTTGAGGCCGAATGCCACGGTGAACGCCTTCCGGCCGCGCTTGCGGTACTCGACGGTGTTCATCAGGTCGTCGCGGGAGTGGATGGTCCAGCCGTTGGCCTGGGCGTGCGTGGTGATCCGGCGCTCGTTCGGCGTGGGGTCGGCCATGTCAGACGTCCTCGGCTTCGGCAAGGTCCCAGCAGTGGTTGCAGATGTCGGAGCCGATCGGCCAGGTGCCGTCGTTCGGCCTGGCGCAGTCAGCGCAGCCAAGTCCCTCGCCGTCTTCGATGACGGGCGGCTTGGCGAGGATCTCGTTGTTCGCCTCGGCGATGGCCGCAGCGATGGTGCTGGCGCACCAGGTGCCGAAGTGCGGGCCGCCGTACAGGTACCAGCCGGTGTCGGGGCACCCGTCGCACGGGTTCTTACGGCGCTTCTCCAGCTCGTAGCTGGTTCCTTCGTGCGTGGCGTGGTAGCGGCCGTCGTCGGCTTTGCTGAAGTCGATGCGACTGGCCATCAGCTCTCGTCCCCGGCCGAGCAGTCCTCGCAGGTGTCGGCGGGCTGCTCCTCGTGGTCCCGGCAGATGGCCAGCACCTTGTACTCGCCGTCGGGGTCGTAGTCGTCGTCGGCGGGGTCGGTCAGGCGCGTGACGGCTTCGGCGGCGACCTCGTACCGGCAGTCTCCGGTGTAGGTGAAGCCCCCGGCGTACTCGTCCCAGAGGCCGTAGGTTACGCCGGACTCGCAGCGGGCGGGGACGGGGATCCGTTCGGCGTAGCCGCCGCGCAGGTCGGCCCTGCCGTGGTCGCAGGGGACGTGGGCACGGAGTCGCTCGATCTGCTCCCCGCATGCGGCGGTGGTCCGGTCGAGTTCGGCGCGCAGCTGGTCGAGGCGGTCGGTGGCGTCGGTCCGCTCCGGAACGGGCTCGCAGTTGGCGGCGAGCCACTGCAAGCCGCCCTCGACCTCGACGCGCAGCGGCTCGTTGGCCCAGCGGGACATCTTGACGACGGTGTGGATGGTGCCGTCGGCGACGACGATGCGCTGACCGGGCTTGAAGTCGGTAGTCACAAGGGCCTCCTGGGTCTCGGCCTGGGTGGAGCGGGCGTTGTTGGCGGCGACAAGGTCGATGTGCGGCTGGCCGCTGCCGGGGCAGTGCTCGTGGCCGCCGGTCCACTGGCCGTTCTCCCAGACCTCGCGCTTGTGCTTGCGGATCATGCCGTCGCGGAGGCGGATGAGCTGGCCGGTGCCGCAAGTCGCGCAGACCTCGATGTCGCCGTAGTACTTCCTGACCTTGACGTCCATGAGGTCCTCCATGCTGCTCGCGACGAGTTAATGTACCTACAGATTGCACCTATGCGAGGCCCTTGTCAAGCCCGTTCGCACAGGCGATGCTAGATTTATGCACCTACAGAAACTGGGAGTCCACAGAATGGCCAGGCCAGCCACCGGCGTCACGAAACTGCGGAACATCCGGGTCCCCGACGGCCTCTGGGGCGCCGCCAAGGAGAAGGCCGCGAGCGAGGGCCGAACCCTGACCGACGTGATCCTCGCCGCGCTACAGCGCTACGTCTCCACGCCGGCCAAGGCCCCACCCGGCCCCGCCGAACCCGACGGCCCCTGACCCTTCCCGCCACGACCCCGGAGACCCACATGCCCGACTTCGATCAACGTGCCCTCGCCGAAGCCCTACTCGCCGACGCCGCCAAACTCCCCGGCACCCCCAGCCGCACCGAGGTTCTCCTCGAAGCCCTCACCCGCGCCGTCCTTGCGACAACACCCAAGCCGCCAACCCACCGCGAACGACTCCTCGCGATCATCCGCGAGGCGGGCGGCCGCTGGGACGCCAAGCGGGCCAAGGCCGCCTACTCGACAGCGGACTGGATTCCCAGCGTCACCAGGGCTCGTCAGGACCTGCAACGACTGGCCGTGGAGGGGCACCTCGTACAGATCGACGGTTCCAAGCCGCCCATGTACGAACTCGCCCGGCCCGACAGCCCCTGACTCCCAAGCCTCGCGCTACCCTGACCGCCCGATCCGTCCCAGGAGACCGGAATGACCGACCACAGCATCATCACGCCCGGGGACGCCGCCCTCATCCGGCGCATCAACCGCCTCTACCTGAGCGGCCTGACCGCAGAGGAAATCGCAGAAGAGCTGAACGAGGACGGCATCTCCAACGACCTCTTCTACAGGCTCAACCCCATGACGCCAAGGCCGGTCAGCTCCTGACCCTTCCCGCCGGCCCCGCCCGGGCGTACGGTGGCGTCTCCACCTGGGGACTCCCGGACAGTCCGTCCGCAGCACCACCGTTCACAGCACGCCCCCGCCAGCCACGCGGGGAATTTCTGCTGCCCGGTCCCGGACATGAGTGAGGCCCCAACGGCAAACGCCGCGGGGCCCCGATATCGCAGATGCGGGTACGTCAGTCCCTGCTGGTGATCTCGCGTGGGTCGCGGCCGAGGTCAGCGCCGTCGACCCAGGTCACCTCGTAGCCGAGCCGGTCGGCGTAGTCCCGCGCGGCGGCGGCCTGCTGCTCCGGGCCGTCCTGGTCGATCGGTTCGGGGTTGCGGCGGCGGTACGAGACGCGCCGCGGGCTCTCGGCCGCACTGCCGGCAAGGGCGGCAGCCCACTCGGCCGTTACCTGCTCCCACGAGTCCGACTGGGGCCACCCCTCGACAAAGCCGAGTTGGCCGCCCGCCGCGCGCACCTTGCTCTTCCACGCCTGGTACTCGACGAGATGCCGGGAGACCCTGGCGGGTGCGACGGCGACGATCAGCCTGCCGTGGCAGCGTGCCACGACCCGCTCGAACGCGGAGCCGGCACGGCTGACGCCGATCTCCTCGACCCACTCGGTGATCTCGTGACCGGTCGCGGCCGCCCATTCTTCGATCCGGCGCTTCTGCAGCTCCCCGGCCCGGGTGTTCGGGTCGGGGGAGCCGACGCGGATGTAGCCGATCACGGGAGGCGGTGGGGTCGTCATGGATTCACGGTAGCGGCCGGCGCCGTCAACGGAGCCCGAATCCCGGGGCGGCCCCGTAGCGGCCCGTTCCCGGCCTGGGAGTCCCGGAGTGCCAGCCGGGCCCGTGCGGGCGCCTACGGGGCGATGCGCGACGCCGCACGGGGCATCAGGACCGGAGCAGCCCATGCGCATGCAGAGCCGCGCCGCCGAACTCCCTCGCGACGCCGTCGCAGAAGCAGCACCGCATATCGCACGCCAAGCCCCGCATCACCAGACCGCTGGGCAACGCCCGCAGGCAGTCACGGCACGCGTACGCACCCGCCGAAACCCCCCAGTACATGCCGTCCCCCGGCGCGCCCTCCCTCGGCCCGCACGGGCAGTACCGCGGCGTCCCGTCCTGGTCGTTCCAGTGGACGCGCCACGCCGACGGGGCATCGTACGGGCAGGCGCACACCTCGATCAGATGGTCGCCGCTCCAGCGGTCATACCAGGGCACGACCTTCGGGTTGGGGCAGTTCCGCAGGACGACGATCGGCAGGTCGGGCATCTCGTTCTCCTCAGTCGCTTCGGTCACTGCCCGGCCGGCTGACCGACACGGCCCGGTCGAGCACGTCGAGGTGCGCCGGCAGCCGCTCGTCGAAAGGCAGGGAGGGGAGATGGGGCCGGCCGGGCGGGTCACAGCCGGTCCCTGCGATCAGACCTGGGCGGCCCGGCGTGCCTGCATCCGGCCGAGACGCTGCTTGTCACTCGGCTGCGCCCACTGGTGCTCGCCGATCCCCGGCGTGAACTGGCGGCCGTGATGGTCCGGGCTGCCACCGCACCAGCGGCAGCCGTCCGGCGTGGCAGCCTTGTCGTCGACCGGCGTGACTTCCACCCAGCCGGCGAAGTCCGGTGTGGTGTACGAGCCGAGGGCCTCCCATTCGCCGTTCGGGCCGATTCCTTGCTGCCAGCCGAACGCGACGCCGAGGGTCTCGGAGTAGTGCTCGTACGGTTCGGGCGCGGTACCGGCGTAGGCGACGGTGAACAGGCCCTCCTTGGACGGGGAGCCATCTTCGAGGTAGTGACGGTAGGTGCGGTCAGCGATGAAGAACTCGGGCATGTCACGCTCCTTCGTGCGGTGGTGGGTTGATTGTGCGCCGCGTGCCCGACCAGGCACACGCAGCACGGCGGGTCAGGCGGACTCATCGAACATGATGACCTGATTAGAAAGCCGACGGGCCGCAGCCTCGGCATACCGCTCATCGGCCTCGATGCCGACCGCACGCCGGCCACACTGCCGGGCCGCGTCCAACGTGCTGCCGGACCCGGCAAACAGGTCCAGCACCAGACCGCCAGGCGGGCACCCGTACCGGATCAGCGGATCCAGCAGGCCAGCAACAGGCTTCTCTGTCGGGTGAATCGCCCCGTGATGCATCGACCGCGCCTGAAGCACCGACGTCAGCAGCCGGGTGCCGTCGTCGGCCCACGTCGTCCGCTCGCTGTACGTGCCGAGGTGCTCGGCGCGACTGTCCCGGCTAGCTGCGACACGGCTTCGGCGGTCCACGCCCGTGGCCGTGCGCGGCGTCTCGTGGTGCACGTCGCCCCACTTGCCGCGATACCAGTGCAGGGCGTGCTCGTGGATGCGGCGGAACCGGTCTGCGGCCCGGCTTGAGCCGTTGTGTTTCTCCCAGACGATGTCCTGACTCATGCGCCAGCCGGCTGCGGTGAACTCCGGCCCGTGGGTGAGGAACATCCGCATGGAGCCGAAGCACCACATGCTGCTGGCCGTGGTGGCGGCGAGGGTGGGCCAGCCGTCGGGCCACCGGTCCCAAGCGAGTGCAGTGTCGCCGTAGGGCGGGTCGACGACCAGCAGGTCGGCCTGCAGGCCGAGTCCGGGCAGGACCTCGCGGCAGTCACCGAGGTAGAGCCGCACGGTCTCGTCCTGGTAGTACGGCTCCACTGTGGGCCTGCTTTCTCCGGGTTTATTAGCTATTGTCCTGCAGTTTCAGGCGTGACGCTAGGGCTGTGGCAGTGGCAAAACACCTGGCAGAAGGCCTAGTTGGGCTCGTCGCGGGTCATGTCGACGAAGCGGGAGAGATGCCCCTGAAAGGCGACGGTGATCGTCGGCGTCGGCCCGTTGCGGTTCTTCCCGACGATCAGATCGGCTTCGCCGGCCCGCGGCGACTCCTTCTCGTAGGCGTCCTCGCGGTGGATCAGGATGACCATGTCAGCGTCCTGCTCGATCGAACCGGACTCGCGCAGGTCACTCACCACCGGCCTCTTATCTGTGCGCTGCTCCGGCCCGCGGTTCAGCTGCGACAGAGCGATCACTGGGCAGTCCAGCTCCTTCGCCAGAGTCTTCGAGCCGCGGGAGATGTCCGACACCTCCAGCTGCCGGTTCTCCGCCTTCGAGCCGCCGGAGTTCATCAGCTGCAGGTAGTCGATCACGATGCCGCCGAGCTTGTGCTTCTGTGAGAGCCGACGGGCCTTCGTACGGATGTCCATGCCGGTCAGGTGCGAGGACGAGTCGATGTACATCGGCGCCTCGGTGATCTTCGGCATGACGCGGGCCACCTTGGTCCAGTCGTCGTCGGTCATGTTGCCGGACCGGATGTGATGCAGCGGCACTCGGGCCTCGGCAGAGATGATCCGGTCGAGGATTTCGCCGCGCTGCATCTCCAGCGAGAAGATCACCATCGGCAGCTTCTGGCGGATCGTTACCTCCCGAACGATGTCGATCGCCAGCGTCGACTTGCCCATCGCGGGCCGGGCTGCGATCACGATCATCTGACCGCGGCGCAAACCACCCGTAAGCTCATCCAGGTCCGCGAAGCCGGTCGGGATGCCTACCAGTTTGTTCTCACGATCGGCGCGGGCCTGCATCTCATCGAGGTGCCCTTCCATCGCGTCAGCGACAAGGACGATCTCCTCGTCCGCCTGCTGATCGGCGACCTCGAACAGCTCCTTCTGTGCGGCATCGACGAGCTCCGCGACGTCACCCTCCCCCTTGCGGCCCATGTCGACGATCCGCATCCCCGACTCGACAAGGCGCCGCAGGACGGCCTTGGCGTGGACGATCTCGGCGAAGTACTCGGCGACCGCGCCGACCGGCATCGCGTCGGCGCAGTGATGCACGAACGCGGGGCCACCGGCGCCGGCAAGATCCCCGGAGCGGCCGAGTTCGTCGCACACCGAGATCGGATCGGTCGGCTTGCCTGCGGCGAACAGCCGCACGATCGCGGAGAAGATCTTTTGATGGACGGGCTTGTACAAGTCCCGCAACTTGATGATCGCGCAGACGTCGCCGATGATGTCGCGGTCGTGCATCATCGCGGCAAGGACGGCGAGTTCAGCGTACGGGTCATGGGCCGAGTTGTCCGGGATGGTCTGCCCGTCGGGGTTCTGCTCGTGCGGGTCCTCGGGCGGGGGTCCCACCAGGTACATGGTCATGCGGGTCTCCGGTTCGTCAGGCCGCGGTGGGCGCGGCGTGGTCGGGGTGGCATGCGCTGCAGGGGCGGCCCGCGGGCAGGCCACTGTGCGTGCGGAACCGCTTGTTCAGCTGGGCGGCCGGGTTAGCGGCCAGGCAGGCCGGACAGGCGGGCGGCAGAGCGCCGGGCTTGGCCGCAGCCGGTCGCAGGTTGGGGATCCGCTTCGTCTCGATCACCGACGCGAAGTTGTTGACCCCGAAGTCGTTGAACGCGATCTGGCCGGCGAGGTGGTCGTCGTAGTCGAGGCCGAGCCGGGTGACTGCGGCTGCGAGCGTCGGGGCGACCTTCGCCGCGTCAGCAGGACCGAGCGTCCACGGTGCGGGGAGGCGCATCAGGAACAGGCGGGCTTGTTGCTGTTCGGGGGTTGCGCACCTTCCCTCCTCCTCCGCCTTGACCGGGGCTGGCGCGCGGCGCGGCTTCGGCATGCGGGAGGAGGAGGTGTTCTCCAACTCAACTGTGTTCTTTACTCCTAGGTCATTTTTGACCTGGGGGTAGGGCTCATTTTTGACCTCCACCCCCAGGTCATTTCTGACCTGCACCGGCGGGTGCGGGTCACTTTTGACCTCCACCGCGCGGTCGAAGTCGAACGGCTTCATCGGCGCCAGCGCGTACTCGTTGCTGCTGCGCCCCTTCACCCCGTACGTGGCACCCCACGTCAGCGCACCAGCCGCCTTCAACGCTGTGAGCTGGCGTTTCACCGCGCTCTCCGACTGCCCGGTCTCCTCGGCGAGCTTGGCGTACGACGGGAAGACCCGCCGGCGCCAGGCGTAGTTCCGGTGGATGTGCGCCCAGAGCATCGCTGCGGGGGCGTTGACCGGGCTGGCCGGGTCGAAGACGGCCTCGAGCAGGTACACGGGCAGCGGGGTGAACCAGTAGCCGCCTCCGGCCGGGAGGGCGCCCTCGGGCGGTTCCGCGGCGGGGATGATGCTCAACGGGTACTCCAGCTGAACTTGCCGCTGTGCTGCGGCAGATGGGTGCAGGGGGTGCCGCCCGACGTGGGTCGGGCGGCGGGGGGCCTATCGGCCGCAGGGGATGGCAGCGTGCTCGACGGCCTGCTCGTAGCTGAGCCGGCCATGCCGGTTGAGCGCCCCGGCGAGGCGCAGCACACTGGGCCAGAGTCCGTCCAGGAGCGTGTCAACCTCGTCGTGCAGAGCCGTCAGATCGTCGGCCGGCGCGTATTCGGCGATGCCCTGACGGTCGGTGTACGCCAGGATCTCGGTCGCCCATGCCCGGATCGGCGTCCACAGGCCCTGTTCGCGCAGCCACCGGTCCTGCGCGCGCTCCCCGGCGGCGAAGAAGTGGATGTACGTTTCGAGGGTGCCGGTGAATGTGCACTTGACGTACCCGGCTTGGGGTGCGGCCGTGTTCGGGTGCTGGCCGAGCGACATGTGGTCGAACGGGATTCCGGCGGCGAGGAGGACGGCGGCGTGTCCGGCTTCGTGAATGGTGGTCATCTGGCGGTGGTGGGAGTCGGGAAGCCCGTAGAGCCCGCGGACGTCGAACCGTCCGTCGATGTCGGGTGCGGGGTGGCGGGTGAAGATGCGGGTGGTGGGTTCGTAGTGCCAGCTCATCGCGGGCTCCCGGGGTGGTTTGGGACGGCGGGCGGTGTGCCGGTGACGACGTGCGTGGCGCTGGGCGGTTCGTAGCCGGTGGTGACGTTGGTGTAGCCGAAGTCGCGGGCCTGCTCGGCGAGGTGGACGACCTGGGCGGGTGCGGACGGGGTGGTGGCGGGGATCCGGGCGAGGATGCTCATGCGGCACCGACCTGTCCGCTGGCCTGGACGCGGGCGATGGCGTGCCGCAGCAGGTTCGCGCCGGCGTGGTCGTGGCGGCGGACGGCGTGGGCCAGGAGCGCGAGCAGCCGGTCGATGCCGGCGAGGACCCGGTCGTGGACGCGGCCGATCGCTGTGTTCTCCGTCGGGCGGTGCACGGTGGAGGCGCTCACAGCTGCTCACCGCCGTCGATGTCCTCGTAAGCGCCGACCGCGCGGGCGACGATCAGGGCGGCCAGGTCGCGGGTCAGCCGGGCCGGGTCGAAGCCGACCATCAGCGTGTCCGGGTCGAGCCAGACGGAGCGCAGCGGGTGACTGTCGGCCGGGAGGGACACGGCGACGATGCCGACGCGCGGCAGATCCGGAGCAGGGGCGATGGTGCTTTGGGCAGCCAGAGCTGTCATGATGTCCTCATTCCTTCTTGCACGCCTCGGTTACCAGGCCAGGTGGCGTGCACGACGGTTCAGGCGGCCCCGCTTCTGCGGGGCCGTTTTCGTTTTCGGTCAGGCTGCAGCCGTGTCGCCGTTGAGCCAGGCGTCGACTGCGCTTCGGCGGTACCGGACGTGGCCGGTGCGGCCCGGAGAGAGCTTGAGGAACGCCGGCCCAGTGCCCCGCCAGCGCTTGTCGGCCAGGGTTCGGGGCGAGAGCTTGGTCATGAGCCCGACTTCTGCAGGAGTCAGAAGCTCGTCGTTCGCCGAGACGACTGTTGCATCAGTCATCGCGTGCAACTCCTTAGATCGTGGATGCTGTCTATTACGCAGCATACACGCGCATGACTGGACGGTCCATCGCCAGACCAAAGCACGCATGAGATGCTGCGACTATGGCCGCAACTGACACCAATGCAGAAAGCCCAAGAGGGGCGCTGACCAGGAAGACCAACGACCTGGGGCCCACTGGGCGCTGTGTGGCGGCCAACATCGCCAGGCTTCGCAACGCCCGCGGCCTGTCGACCTACCGGCTATCCGACGCCCTGGCTGCTCTCGGGCGCCACGTCCCACCAAGCGCGATCACCCGCATCGAAGGCGGCACTCGCCGCGTGGACGTTGACGACCTGATGGCCTTCGCTGTAACCCTCGACGTCAGCCCGATTGCCCTTCTACTGCCTCCCACCATCGACGGGCAGACGCAGATCACCGGAGCGGGCGAAGTGCCTGACCCCAACGCTTGGGCCTGGGCCATGGCTGAACAGCCCCTGTCGCTCCCTGACGACGACGACGGCCAAGCCTGGAACGACTTCCAGACCTACTCTCGGCCGCCGGGGCTACGGCATTACCGCGGGTCGACCCCCAGCCGCCAGTAGCGTCACGGTTCGGCAACTCCCTGACGGCGCTTGGTCTCGCCTGGAACGCTGGCCCCCGGATCGCCACGTCAACCCCGGGACACGCCATGATCGAAGCCGAGAACCGAACCGCGACCGTCACCTTCGACGGCCACGCCGTCACCATCACCCGGCACCGAGACGGGTTCGTTCCCCGCGGCACCCGCACCATCCCCATCAGCCAGATCTCCGCGATCCGCTGGAAGCCCGCATCCAAGTGGCGAGGCCCCGGGCACCTCCGGTTCGTCCTCGCCGGCACCGTGGAGCGCCGGTACAGCCAGACCGCGATCCTCAAGACCGACGTCCTCAAAGACGAAAACGCGGTGCCGTTCAGCCACACGCAGCAACCAGCGTTCCAAGCCCTCAAGGCGGCGATCGAGCAGGCACTCGCACAGCCGCAGGCCGGCCTTGTGCATCCCGCTCGCGGATCGCTGGCCGACGAGCTCGGCAAGCTGCAGCAGCTCGTCCAGGCCGGCGCTCTGTCCCCGCAGGAGTTCGAGCAGGCGAAGGCTCGGCTCCTTCAGGGTTGACCGTGGCTGTCGGTCGGTTCTGGCATCATCGGCGCCATGACGAACCCTCCCTCCTGGTATCACGATGGCCAGCTCAGTCTTGATCGGCAGCGCATGGCGCAGGCCCACGCCGTTGTTACCCGCGTGGCGGACGAGATCCCCGTCGGCGACCCGGCGACCCCCCGGCTTCAGGCGGCCCGCGGGGAAGCCTGGGCGGCGGAGCGGCTGTTCGCCGAACGCTTCGTCGAGCTGGCCGGCACCGACGGCCGGGGCGCCGGGACCGACTGGCAGACCGGGGACCTGGTCCTCGCCGCGGACGGCCACCTGTGGGTGCGTGCCTACCCGGAGGATGTCGCGAAGGGCTGGGCGTGGGCGCACTCGACCGAGCAGGTCGGGGCCAGTTCGGGGGCCGTTGAGGAGGAGTACCCGGAGCGGCCGCTCACACTCCTCGTTCGCGAGGGCAAGCCCGTCGGCGGCGTCCGGGTCGTGGAGTAGCCGCCGTCCGCTCCCGGCGCCTGTCCGGCCTGCGCTACCGTGGCTGGTGACGAAGGGGGCACTATGAGTGAACAGGTCTGCCCGCGGTGCGCCGGCCAGCGCGTCACCGAGAAAGTCCGATACACCGTCGAGATCGACGCCGACGGCCAGCACGTCTCCAAGCAGGAGAACTACCTGTCGCCGTGCGACCACTGCGGCGGCCGAGGATGGGTGAGCTGAATGCGCATGATCTTCCACTGTGTCGAGTGCGGCGTGCACTACCTGCCACCCGAGGACATGCACTACGCCGACGGCCAACCCGCCAGCCCGCTATGGTGCGCCGCCTGTCACGCCACGATGCGCGAGCTCGGCATCACCGAACCCCCCGCAGCCGCAGCCGTCGCCCTCCACGCCGCCCGGGCCGCACTGAACAACTGGGCGCCCACAGTTGAGGAGCCGACCCGGCCCGACGTACGACCCTCCCGGCCGGCACGAACCCGGCGCGCCAGCAGCGCACCCGGCGGCTCACGGAGCAAGCTGCACTGACAGCCCACAACGAAGGCGCCCACCGCAGCTCGCGGTGGGCGCCTCTTGCGTTCGAGGTCAGGCCGGGACGGCCCCGGTGCGCTGCGCGAACTCCCGCAGCCCGGGCAGGGAGACCGGCCCGTACAGCAGGCCTGCGGCCAGTGCCCGCAAGGCTGGGCGCCGTGCCTCCTCCGGGGCGGCCTGCTCGACGGTTCGCAGCGCCGCGAACGTGCGACGCGGGTCGCCGAGCTGGTTCCACATCCTGGCGGTGTCCGTACCGGCCCGGGCCTGGCGCTCCGCCGACGGCCACGACACGCCGGCCAGGCGCTTGGCGTACGGAACGCCCTCGTCCGGGGTGCCGAGGGCGTTGTGGACGCCGATCCAGTACAGGTCGGCCTGCGCGGTCGTCGCGTCCACCGTGAACAGCGCGCGGCGACCTGCCGACGGCAGTGCCCGCACGGCTTCCTCGGCGCCGGCCATCAGGTCCAGGGCGTCACCGCGCTGCGCGTTGCACGCGGCCGTGTACGCGGCGGTCATGAGGAGTGTTGCGGCGACGGCCCGCTGCTCCGCGGCGGGGTCCGCTCCGAGCTGGGCGGCGGTGCGGCGCAGCAGGTCCACCGCAGCGCCCGTGCGGCCGGCGCGGCGCATCGTGATCGCCAGGACCCGGGCGGCCTCACCCAGAACAACAGGGTCGCCCGACGCCCGGGCCGCGGTCAGGGCCCGGTCGGCGGTCGCCCACGCCACGTCGGCATGCTGCTTCACCGCGAGCTCCGTCGCGAGGACATACCCGCGGGCGACAGCAGCGTGCGCCTCTTCCCGGGCCCGGCCGGACGAGGCGTCGCGGGTGGCCTCGGCTGCGCCCAGTAGGCCGGGCAGGTGCTGGCCGAGGGATCCGTACCGGGCGGCAGTGAAGTCGGCTCTGGCGGCGCCCAGGCCCTTGGCGAGGCGGGGCAGTGTGGTCGGGGTGGCAGGCGCGGGCTCGAACAGTGCCTGCTCCAGCCCGGCCGCAGGGTCGACGGCAGCGTTGCGGGGGGCCGCAACAGCAGGCGCACCGGCTGCCAGGGTGATGCCGATGCCTGCCGCGCCGGCGAGTAGTTCTCTGCGGAGCACCGCATCCTCCTGAGGGTGGTGGGCCGATCGATCCACCGTAGCGGCCCCGCGTGGCCCACGGTCGCCAGTGAGCCCTAACTGGCCGGGCGGGATGCCGAGCTGCGTGGCGATCAGTGCGACCGTCTCCCAGCCCGGCCGCAGCTCCCCCGACTCGATCCGTGAGATCGCCGACGGCGAGTAGCCGACCTGCGCACCTAGCTGACCTTGGGTTAACCGGGCAGCAGCGCGTGCTCCCCGAATCACTGAGCCGACGTCAATCCCGGTGTCCATGTGTCCTCCCCAGGCAGGCGGCCCGACGCTACTACCTGACGCAGTGTGCCGCCAGCATGCACACCGCGTGCGGGTCCCGCATGCCGCATGCGGCACTGGCTGGCACCCCTTCACCGCCTGCCCGGGCTGCGGTTACCTGAGAACAGCCCCGGCCGGGACACCCCAGACAACCAGCCCTCCCCAGAGGAGAACCAGGCATGACCACCTGCTCCAGCCTCAGCGCCACCGAGTTCGACTCGGTCGTCGCCACCGTCATCGACAACAACCCCGGCATGGCCAACGAGGTCGCCGCCCGGATCGTGTCCGAGGGCGTCAAGTTCGTCATCGCCGGCGCCCGGTACCCGCAGCTGGCCCTCGCGCCGTCCCGGGTCGTCGACGAGGGCTGGCACGCCCTCATCCTCCACACCCAGCTGTACGCCCGCCTGTGCGCCGAGCACGGCCAGTTCGTCCACCACAGCCCCGGCTACGACCCGACGAACTACGACCCGGCGATCCTCGGCCGGACGCAGGACAGCATCGGGCACGCCGGGTTCGCGGTCGACCGGGAGCTGTGGGCCGGGCCGTCCGACGACCGTGTTCCGGTCGCGGCGAAGTGCCAGCACGCGCCGACGTGCGCGATCCGGCCGATGCCGAAGCCCGAGTGGCCGTGACCGCTACGCTGCCCTCCGGAGACAGGAGGCAGCGGTGAAGTGGATCGATCCCAGGTACGCGGACCTCGTGGCGCAGTACGAGGCCAGTGGCGGAGAGGTCTTCGACGAGCAGCTGGTCGGGCTCGTTGTTGAGGCTCCGCGCGAGGGTCAGCCGGCTGTTGGGCTGCGCGGCTTCGTGATGGATGCGCCGTCCAGCTGAGGCTGCACATGGCTGCGCCCCGCCTGGTTGAGTGATCAGGCGGGGCGCAGCTGCAGCTCAGTCGACTTGCTCCTCACTCTTCTTGGGCCGCTTCGAGCCGCGGATGCCCTTGGAGATCTGCTGGGCTCGCGTGAAGTGGATCCCGAGGACATCGCCAATCTCCTGCCAGGTCTTTCCCTGGTCTCTCATGCGCTGGACACGGACCTGGCGGATCTCGCGTAGCCGGGCGTGGCTGTTGGGCCAGTCCTGCAGAACGTCAGTGATGGCCTTCGCGCAGGCGGCATCGTCAGTGATCTCCTCCAGCGCCTGAATGGCGTCCAAGAACCTCAACACCTCCTCGGGTTGATCTCCCACTTCGCCGCTCCCTTCCGTTGGGAAGCGTGACTCTTCACGAATGTTAGACCCCCGCTCTTGCGTTCTTCTAGACCCGGGGTCTAACTTGTTCAGTGTGAGGCCACGCACCTTGGTCTCAACAGCAAGATGCCCCGACCGGCGCTCGAACGCCATTGGCCGGGGCCAGCCCCACCCTCACGCCGCTAAGCCACGAGGACAAGACCATGAAGAAGAGTACCCAGAACACCCACGCCAGCGGCACCCCCGCGCCCGCCTCGACCAGCGGCGACGCCCTCGCCGCAGCCGCAGACCGTTTCGTCGCCTCGGCCGACGCGAGCTACGACGAGCGGACCGACCTGATCCAGAACCTCCGTGTCACGGCCGCGCAGCTCGCTAAGGCCGAGCAGCAGGTCCTCGACGCGCCCGGCCAGTACCGCGTCGCCGACGACGAGGCCGGCCGGTGAGCGCGGACCAGGCCCGGACGATGGGCCTCACCGCGCGTGAGATCGCCGAAGCCATCGCGACCGCGTCCACCGACGACCTCGGTCTCGGCGAGTCCGCACCGACCCGCCCGTACGGCGCACCCGACATCGGCACCGCGTGGCTCGACAACCGGCCGGCCGCGTGGAACGCGTTCGGCGAACCCCGAGAGGACCAGCAGTGAGCAGCCAGATCAACACCGGCTACGGCAACGGCACCACCACGCTGGCCAACGGCAACACCACCCCGATCAAGCCGACCCCCGCACCGAAGCCGAGGAGCAGCAAGTGAGCACCGACACCAAGCCCGTGGCCCAGTACCTGACCGTCGGCGGCGCCACCGTCGAACTTCGGAGCCACCGCTTCAGTACCAACTACACCGGGCGGGGTCGTCTTGGCGACAGCTGGCACGAGGTGGATGGCTTCACCTGGAAGTGCCTGGGCTGCGACACCCGCGGCGGCACCGGATTCCTGAGCCAGGAGCCGTACCTGCCTACCGAGCGGAAGCTGGCCAACAACGACGCGAACAGCCACGCCGAGACGTGCCGCGCCATGCCGCTCGGGGGTGCGAAGTGAGCACCCAGCATGAGCGGATCCAGGACACCGTCGTCCTGCTCGGCGCCACCGGCGTCACTGGCACGCCGGCCGAGATGAAGGCGTGGGCTGAGGAGGCCATGGCTGACCCGGAGACGTGGCGCCGCCTGAACGAGGACCTGCACCGCGGCTACGGCGCCACCCTCGACGCCGCCGCCTGAACCCTCCCCACGGCTGGGGTGTTGCGGATACACCCCAGCCAACCCATGTCATGCACACCACAAGGACCCTCGTGCCCGACCAACCCGACACCGACCAAACCCCCACCCCGCAACCCCCGCCCGACCTCAACCAACGCGCACGAGACACCGCCGAACGCGACTGGCGCGTCCACCCCCTCACCGAGAGCTGATCACCCGAAAGGCAACCAATGAGCCACGAATACGACCCGTTCGAGGGCCGCCTCCTCCCCATCCACGAGATCCAGATCCGCAGCAGCGACGGAACACCCCACCACTGCAACCGCCCCATGGCCGACGACTTCGAGATGTTCCTGTGCGAGCCCTGCGGCAAGGTCGCCCGCCTCCGCGACATCCGAGCCGCCAGGGAGGGCCGCGGCTTCAGCAACCAGGGCTGGCAGACCAGCCACCACAATCTGCGTCCGCCGTTCGCCGGCAACTGACCGGCACACCGAGAGCCCTCCCGACCCCCTTCCAGGAGCCCCGATGACCAGCCTCCTCAACCACCTCGCCGCCGGCATCCGCGGCCAGCACGCCTACCGCCAGATCCGGGCCGAGCACGACGCCTGGGCCCGCGACGCGAAGCTCGGCACCACCTACTACACCCTCGCCGCCGACGCCCGCGGCGCCCACACCACCTACGTGTTCACCAAGATGGCCCGGTTCGGCCCGCACACCGGCCAGCTCATCGAAGCCGGCGGCGCCGCGTCCTGGACCCTCTGGTACCAGAACGGGCCGCTCACCACCGCCCGCCAGACCACCCAGGCCGACCTCAACGCCATCGACCAGCGCGCCGAGAAGGCCGCCATGGCCCGCGCCCAGCAGACCGTCACCGACGCCGTCCTCGCCGAGATCGCAGTCCTCTACCCCGAGTCGGCCCGCGCCCTCCAGGCGGCCTGACGCGGGCTGGAGCTGGGACTACCGCACCGCACCCGAGAACTGACCACCCATCCAGGAGCCCCGCATGAGGAACTTCAGCTACCACGCCACCGTCCGCGACTTCCACGGGCGCATCCTCTACCAGCTCAGCAACCCCAACATCCCCGTCGCCAACGACCGAGCCACCGACGAACAGATCCGCGAAGAGATCAAGCGCATCCTCATCGACGGCCAGCAGTGGGAGATCAACCTCACCCGCGTCAGCTGAAAGCCCCACCGGCCTGACCGCCGTACGGCGCCGCACAGCCCAGCACCTCTGTGCGGCAGCCGCAGGCACTCAGACCCCGACCGGCCATCCCGAAGGAGACCGCCATGCGCGCCGTCATCGCCCTCATCCTCCTCACCATCGCCTGGCCCGCCCTCACCGGCGTCGCCATCGGCACCAGCGCCTACCTCACCACCCACCTCGCCGCCACCCTCACCATCGCAGCCGCAGTACTCCTCGCCCGGCACAAGCCCCACCGCTCCCACCCCGTCATCACGTTCCTCATCGGCGCCAGCATCGCCACCTGGATCACCGGCCACCACGGCCAGACCACCCAGGCCCCCGCGTCCGGCCCGCAGATCCCCGCCTAACCCAACCCGCCACCGAAAGGCCAACCGCCGCCATGACCAAGAACAACGACGGCACCGACAAGCTCACCCGCGGCGCCCTCATCCTCGTCATGGGCGCAGCACTCACCGTCGGCACCTGGTCCATCTACACCCTCCTCACCACCCACTTCCACGCCCCCCGAATCGTCGCCCTCTTCGGCGCTGGCATGTTCGACCTCGCCGCGTTCTTCTTCGCCCGCCTCGCCCAGCGCTACGCCGCCAGCCCCGACTCCGGCCTCGTCCCCCGACTCGCCATGCTCGCCATGGTCACCGCCAGCTCCTGGGTCAACTGGACCCACGCCCACATGGAGCACTGGGGCACCGTCGGCGCCGTCATCCTCGCCGCCGCCCCCGTCATCGCCGAACTCGCCTTCGAGATGTGGCACCGCTACGAACACCGCGAAGCGCTCCGCCGCCAAGGCCGCGTCGCCGAAGCCCTCCCCGTCATCCCCGGGCTCGCGTGGCTGCTGTTCGCCCCGACGTCGTGGCGCGTGATGCGCGCATCAGTCGGCTCGCGTCTCAGCGTCATCGAGGACGAAGCGATGCGCATCACCGCATCAGTCGGCGATGCGCATCGTGAAGCGCTCGACGCCGCACCCGCCCGCGCTGCCGTCGCATCAGTGGCGGACGATGCGCAGCACATCGTCATCACCCTGCAGCAGCCGCGCGCCATCACCGCCGCACCCGCTGATACGTACCGCCAGACGGCGAATGATGCGCCCGGTGAAGCCGCACGTCAGCGCAGTGATGCGCCGCCACGCATCATCACCGTGCCGCAGCCGGCGACGGCTGATGCGGGCCCCGCAGAAGCCACCGTATCGCTGGGCGAGGTGGACTTCGCTTCGCTCTCCAAGGCTGCCGCGATCAAGGCGATGCGTGATGCGTTGCCAGACGCGACGGCGCCGCAGATCTCTGATGCGCTCGCATCACACGGCATCACCGCTGATGCGGCGTACGTCCGCACGGTGCTGTCCCGTGCAGCGAAGACCCCGCCGCAGGGCACCGGCGGATACCTGTAATCCCGGCGCGCCCGCCCTACTGACCTTCCCTCAGCAAGGAGACCCCTCTCATGGCCCAGTACATCGGCTTCGCGCCGGCCCCGGCCGACCTGCCGGGCCCCCGTCCGACGATTTTGACGGTCTCGGCGACGACGACGGACAACCTGTCACCTACTGTGACAAATCAGGACAGTGATCGGAACTCTCCGCGCACGTCGCCATCGTCGTCACCGACCCGCCGCACCCGATTCCTCGCCTCCTGCGCCGCCGTCGCCCTCCGCGCCGCCACCTGGGTCCACACCTACCGCTACGAGATGGCACCCGGCGCGGCCGTCAGCGTCCTCACGATGCTCGGCTGGTGGCAGCACACCACCCACGGAGCCGCCGACTGGGCGACCGGCTACACCGTGCTCGGCGCCGGCGCCGCACTCGCGGCCAGCCACGGCCTGAAGCACAAGCACGACCACCTGTACGGGACCGGCGCCGGCGTGGCAATCGCCCTCGGCGACGTCGCCGCCGCCACCGCCGCCGGGCCCGGCCCGGTGTCGTTCGTCGTCTTCTCGCTCGCCAGCGGGCTGGCGTACGTGGCGTACGTGCCGTGGCTCGCCGGGCACCGCAAGACCCACAGCAAGCCGACGGCACAGAAGGAGACCACGCAGCAGGCCGACATCGAGGACACAGTCGAGCCCGCCATAGAGGCAGCAGCGGAGTTCGACGAGCTGGACGACAACATCTACGAGGAGCCCCAGCACAACCCGTTCGGCACCCCGGTCATCCCCTACGCGGACGACGAAAGCGACGACGTCCGTGCCCCGATCCGCCTGGGCTGGGACGAGAACGGCCAGCGCGTCCCACTCACGCTCCTCTACCGGCACACCCTTGTCGCCGGCGCCTCAGACTTCGGGAAGTCCGGCCTCGTCAACCTGATCATCAAGAAGCTCCTCAAGAAGAAGGAGGAGCAGCGCGAACTGTTCGGCATCGACATGAAGCCCGGCTCCCCCGAACTCGGGCCCTGGGAGCCGAAGATGCGCAAGCTCGCCCGCACCCCCGAGGAGGCCCGCGACCTCCTTCAGCTCGTCCGGGCCGAGTGCGACCGCCGCGGAGCATTCCTCGCCGACCTGTCGGCCAGTTCGATGGCCTCCGGCCGCGGCCCGGTCCGCAAGTGGATCCCCGGCGTGCACGGACCCGCCTGGTGGATCATCACCGACGAGCTCGCCGAACTGATCCGCCAGGACGAGGAACTCCGCAAGCGGGAAGCCGAAGCCCGCAAGGTCAGCGAGGACCCGGAGCCAGCCGAGCAGGACATCGCCACGGCGTACGAGAGCCTCCTTGCGATCGCACGCTTCCTCGGCATCCAGTTCGTGTCCGCCACGCAGCAACCGTCCGCCAAAGTCTTCGGCGGCAACACCGACGCCCGCGGCAACTACGCGAACCGGATCTCTACCCGGGTCGGGGAGGCCGGTCACACGCCGTTCATCTTCGGCCGGGGCTGCACCGCGAAGGGCTGGAAGCCGGAGGACCTGCAGCGTCCTGGGGAGTTCTACATCGGCGCCCCGGAGCTGCCGCTTGTGGATCCGCCGAAGTGCCAGGCGGAGTACGTGACCGACGAGGACATCGCGGCTGATGTCGGCCACTACTTCCAGGCCGGCCATCGCGGGCCGTCGGCGGGGCAGTCGGAGCCGCCAGTTCGGATGCTGAAGTCTGTGCCAGTCGCGCAGGCGGCGCCTGCCCAGCCGAAGCTGACGTTCCCAGACGGCTCCACGGTCGGCCGCAACGACTGGCCTGACCTGTACCGGGTGTTCTGCCGGCTGTGCGAGGAGCAGGGCTTCGCGACGAAGGACGACCTGGTGAAGGACGGGCCGTTCGATTCGCGGGACACCGTCCGCCGGGCGCTCGACGCATGGCTTGACCGAGGCGTCCTGGTCCGCAAGCAAGGACGCGCCGAGCAGTTCCACCTCCCCACCGCTGATTCCGATGACTGACCAGGAGACGACCATGTACCAGGACCTGACGACCACCGACACCGTCCAGCCGACCGCCGTCTACCCGGCGCAGCTCGCCCCCTATATCCCCGCCCCGCAGCCCGTGTTCATGCCCGCAGCAAGCCCCGCCATACCGGGCGTCGTCATCAACCCGGACGGCAGCGTGCACTACGGGCACCCGCCGATCATCTACGCCCAGCAGCAGCCGCAGCTGACCGTCGACCCGCGGGCCAGTCTCATGGCCGGGTACGGCGTGGCGGCGGCCGGGGTCGGCTTCGGCGCGTCGGAGCTGATCGGTGCCGTCGCCGGCGCGAGCGTCGGCACTCTCATCGCCACTGCGGCGGTCATCGCCGTCGCCAAGTTCAAGGCTCCGCGGGTGTCTACGGTCAACCACATCCGGGAGGAGTACCACCAGCACGTCACCACCATGGCGACCGGATGGTTCGGCCGCGCCAACGGCGAGATCCGCAACGAGAAGACGTTCAACAGCGGCCAAGCCTGAACTGCCCACGTCCAGCGGCGCGGTGCACCAGAATGGTCCCGACACTTTGGGGGCATCCTGTGGCACCGCGCCGACGTCGTAGCACCACCAGCTCGGGCCCGCTCCTGGCGATCGCCGTCGTGCTGATCGTCCTGGTGGGGATCTTCCGTGCGATAGCCGCACACCCGGTTGTCTTCGTCCTGCTGCTGCTCGCGGCCGGCGCCATCCTGGTCGCGGTGATGGTTCGGCGCACCAAGCGGCACCAGGCGCAGCAGCAGATCCGGGCAGCCCGGTCGTTCGAGATCGCCCCGTATCACCGCATGTCGGCGCTGGAGTTCGAGCACGCCCTCGCGTTCCTGTGTCAGCGGGACGGCTGCCGGGACGTGCAGGTAGTAGGCGGCGCCGGCGACCTCGCCGCAGACGTCATCGCCACCACCCCCGACGGGCGCCGCATCGTCATACAGGCCAAGCGGTACGGCCCGACCACCACCGTCGGCTCCGGAGACGTGCAGAAGGTCAACGGCACATACCGGGATTTCCACGGCGGACACTTGGCGGCGATCGTCACCACCTCGCGGTTCACGAAGCCCGCGCTCACCGCCGCCGACAAGGTCGGCATCCGCTGCTACGACCAGCACGACCTCGCTGGCTGGGCCAGCCGAACCGGACCAGCGCCCTGGCACTGACAGGATGGACACCATGATTCGCATCCTCCGCTCGTGGATCAAGGCGCCCGGTTTTGCCGAGGCGTTCGGCCTGAGCGTGTTCGCCGCCCTGATCATCATCGCCCTCAACCTCACGCTACGGTCTCTGTCGTGAGCGCCAGCTCCGCGCGTTGAGCAGGTCCGGATCGGCGGCCGCGAGACACTGAAGCCATGACCCACTGCACCGCCACCGGCACCATCACCCTCGACGGCCAGCCCGCGACCGTGATCTGCAACCGCACCCCGCACGACCCCGACGAGCAGCACAACGACGCCGTCCACGGCGACTGGGACGACGAGAACGGGCACTGACCAATCCGCCCCCGGGCCGACCGGGCGGCCGTACCCGCGAGAGGGTTGCTCCATGGAAATCACGAAGCACTTCCTGGTGGAGTCCATGCCCACTGGCGAGATCAGGGTGAGCGCCGAACTCTTCCCAGAAGAGACGAAGCACGCGGCCGTGATGCGTGGCTTCTCCACTACCGAGGCCCGCGTCTTCGCCGCTCAACTGATCGACGCCGCGAAGGCCGTCGAGGATGCTGAGTGACCTCCGCTTGATCTTTGACAGATCTGGTGTCACACTCCCATCCAGCAGGACTACTGCGCCCAGAACCTGGAAGGCCCCCACCAACATGGGGGCCTTTTCGCATGTCCGGGGGTGATCGTGGACCGCATCCTCCTCGAAGTCGTCCCCGAGCACCTGGTGTTCGCTCACGAGGCCGAAGCTGTAACCGGCGTACCGCAGCAGGTACTCCGGCAGTGGGCTCGGCGCGGAAAGATCCACCGGTTCCCGGGTGACGGACGGCCGTCCGGCCAGGGGCACCTTTACCGGACCATGTACTCGCTGCCCGAGGTTCGCGAGGCCGCCGAGTCGTATCAGCCTCGCGCCGCTGCCGCCTGATGCTCCCGCCGGTCTGCACTCCCCCGCGGCTGGCGGGACGGCCGCCACGTCCTGAGGGTGGCGTGTGCGGCCGAGGGGTTCCGCTGGCTGTCCGGCCCTGGGCTGACGCCGGCCAGCGGAACCCCCACCACCCTCCCCGCCGATCCTGACGGAGCACCCGCTTGACCCTCGACGAGCAGCGCGCCTTGGATGCCCCGTTCACCCTCCCCGACGAGTGGGACCCGATCCCCGGGACCTGTTCCCGCTGCGGCCAGGACGCGTGGCTGGGTGAACGCAGGTGGTGGCACGACAAGGAACTGTGCCCCTCGCGTGGCCTGCCCGCCGAGTTCCTACCCGACTGACCCTCACACCTCGGAGCACCCTCATGCTCGTTCTCCCCACCCGCTCGCAGCGCCGGGCCGCGTCCCGCAAGCTGTCCCGCCAGTACGCGTTCTACAACGGACCCGCGCCGCGCCACGAACCCGCACGGGACCTGTCCTGCCACGTGCATCACCGGCAGGCGCCGTGCAAGCGGTGCGCTGGCGACACCAACTGACCTTCACCCTCAAGGAGTTCCGCATGTCTGCATTCACTGACCTCACCGCCAAGTTCCACGAGCTCGTCGCCGAGGCCGAGGCGGCCGGCCTGCGGGGCAAGGCCGAGCTGGTCGCCGTGTGGCACAAGCTCGTCGGCGACGAGCAGCAGCTGGCCACTGAGGCGACCGCTGACGTCCACCAGGTCGAGGCGGACGCGGCCCCCGTCGTCGCCGAGGCCAAGCAGGACGCCGACAACCTCGCCGCGGAGGCCGTCGCCGACGTCAAGGGCGCCACCATGCCGCCGGCCGCGCCCACCGCCTGACCCGAGCAGCCCCGGGAGGGCAGTGACCATGCCAACGCTGCCCAACCAGCTCAACACCACCTCGGCGGCCGGAAGTCAGTGGGCCACCACCTACACCCTGCAGAACGACGACGGCACGCTGATGAACATCGTCGGCAAGAGCTTCGAGTTCGTCGTCCGGCCATCGACGACCGACGTCGCCGAGCCGGCCCTCGTCGCCGTCAACTCCACCACCGCCACAGCGCAGGGCTACATCACCGTCACCCCGTCCACGTCCACCGTGCAGGTCGTCCTCTCCCCCACCGCGACCGCACTCCTCGGCCAGTCCGCCTACCCGTACTCGCTGTGGATGGACCCCGGCCTCACAGACGCGACCGACCTCGTCGTGGGCACGTTCTTCTCCAGCCTCGTCGCCGCAGCCTAGGAGGCACTTGATGGTCAACGTCATCGTCTCCTCCGCAGGCACCTCGGGACCGGCCGGCACGGGCTGGCTGTCCGGAGTCGGCGCGCCCTCCAACTCCCTGGGCGTGGACGGGGATTTCTACCTCGACACCTCCAACACGTCCGTCTACTACGGGCCGCGGACCGGCGGTGTCTGGGGTACGAGCCACGCGTTCGGTGGCGGTGGCGGTGGGGCGGTCGCCTCCGTCAACGGCCAGACCGGCGTCGTGGTCATCACCGCGGCCGGCCTCGGCGCGCTGCAGGTTGCCGACGACCTGAGCGACGTGGCGTCGCCGTCGACGGCCCGGACGAACCTCGGCCTGGGCGGAGCAGCCGTCCTCAACGTCGGCACGACTACCGGGACCGTGGCCGCAGGCGACGACTCCCGGATCACCGGCGCAGCACAGAAGAGCGCCAACCTGTCCGACCTCGCGAGTGCCTCAACCGCCCGAACGAACCTGGGTCTTGGCGGCTCCGCCGTGCTCAACGTCGGTACCGGCGCCAGTACGGTCGCGGCTGGCAACGACACGCGAATCACCGGCGCACTGCAGGCCAGCAACAACCTCGCCGATGTCGCATCCGCCGCCACATCGCGCACCAACCTCGGCCTGTCCGCTCTCGTCACCGCGAAGTCCAACCTGACCGCGACGACCAACCCGGCCGTCGGCAGCGACAACACCCTCGGCTACGCGGTCGGATCCGTGTGGATCAACACCGTCAGCACCATCGAGTACGTGTGCACCAACGCCGCGACCGGCGCCGCCGTGTGGACGCCGATCCTCCCCGTCGGCACCACCTCCGGCACCGTCGCGTCGGGCTCCGACTCCCGCATCACCGGGGCTCTGCAGGCCGCGAACAACCTGTCGGACGTCGCCAGCGCCGGTACCGCGCGCACCAACCTCGCCGTCCCGCCCGCCTCCCGTCAGGTCATTGCCGGGACCGGCCTCACCGGCGGCGGGGACCTCACCGCCGACCGGACCCTCGCCGTCACCTATGGCGCCACCGCCGGCACTGCCGCGCAGGGCAACGACGCCCGCTTCGTCACGCCCGCAACGACGGTCGTCGCGGGGACCAGCTACGGCCAGTCCTCCACCGTCGGCGTCGACACCACCTACGCGCGTGAGGACCACACGCACGGCAGCCCCGCCCTGACGAGCAGCGCCCCCGCCGTGACCGAGGGCGTCGGCCAGGCGGCCGCTGTCGGCACCGCGACGACCCCGGCCCGTGCCGACCACGTGCACCCGCTCGCGGCGGCCGGAGCGCCCGCCGCGTCCGCGGTGACCAGCACCCAGACGACCGGCGTGGCAACGACGTTCTCCGCGTCTGACCACGTCCATGCCCGTGAAGGATTCGGCGCCGTCACCGCACAGACGAGCTTCGGCGCATCGTCGACCACCGGCACGGCAACGACCGTCGCGCACTCCGACCACGCCCACGGCACCCCGACGCTGACCCGCACCTGGGCCGGCCTGCTGACCCCGACCGCGGTGAAGACCGGCGCATACTCGGCCGCCGCGGGTGACTTCGTGCCGGTCGACACCACCGCAGGTGCCGTCACTGTGACCCTGCCGGCCGCGCCGGCGGACCTGACGGTCGTCGCCGTGAAGCTGATCGCCACCGCAACCGTCCCAAACGCTGTCAGCGTGGTGACCGGCGGCTCGGACGTCTACAACAAGACCGGCGGCGCCACCAGCCTGAGCCTGCAGCTCACCAGCCAGGCCGTACAGGTCCAGTACTCCGCAGGCCCGGCGATCTGGTACGTCCTCGACGACGACCTGCCTCTCGGCCAGCTCGACGCCCGCTACCAGCGGGTGATCACCGTGGCGACGGCGACCGGCGTGTCCGCGACGGACGCGGCGAACATCGCGGCCGCAGTGACCGCGGCCGGGACCGGCGGGACGATCTACTTCCCGCAGGGCACCTACGTCGCCGACAGCCTCGCGCCGCTCAGCGGCCAGACCTGGTACGGCCCCGCGACGATCCAACGCCCCGCGTCCTCCACCAACTCGGTGATCACCGCGACCGGCATCAGCGGCTTCACGATGCGCGGGCTCACCGTCGACGGCAACCGATCCAACAGCACCGCAACCAGCAACGCCGCGATCTACCTCATCAACACCACCGGCACGCAGCTCATCGGCCTCACCATCCAGAACACGCCGGCGGCCAACGCCGGCATCATCCTGCGCGGCAGTGTGCGCGGCATCGTCGACGCATGCCAGCTCACCACCGTCGGCTACGGCATCCTGATCGGCCTCAACCACGGTGACGCGTACGCCTGCAACGCGAACGTCATCCGCAACTGCCTGATCGACACGACCGACGCCGATGCGATCTTCCTCAGTGAGAACCTCGGCTCGACGACCAGCATCTCCGTGACCGGATCCGTAATCGGCACCGTCGTGAGCGGCTGCACCGTCCGCAACTTCGGCGACTGCGGCATCGAGATCGGCAGCGGCACCGTCTACACCGAGGTCACCGGCTGCACGTTCGTCGGCATCAGCAACGGCGTCGGCAACAACGGCGTGCTGTTCCGCGACGCCGTCCACGGGTCCGTCACCGGATGTACCGTCTCCAACTTGACCAAGACCGGCTCCACCGGCGTCTACATGGTCAACTTGAACGGTTCCAACCAGCACAACTCCGTCAACAACGTCGACTGCTACAACGTTGGCTACGGCTACATCGTCGTCGGCGGCACCTCCGGCGGCAGCGTCGGCACCGCCGCGATCGACATAGCGTTCAACGGCGGCGTCATCGACACGACCGCGATCGACGGGATCCACCTCAACAACGTCAACGGCTTCAGCATCACCGGGACCCGGGTCCGCTCCGCCGGCCAACAGGGCATCAGCGTCGGCAAGTTCTCCACCTCGTCCGCGACCGACGGCGCGATCACCGGCGTCTCCGTCTTCAACTCCTCGCAGCTGACGACCGGCGACAGCGGCATCATTTTGTTCCAAAGCAGCGCCGACATCGTCATCAGCGGCTGCCGCATCGGTGACACCCAGGGCGGATCCAAGACGCAGGCGTACGGGATCAGGCTGTTCGACACCACCGTGTCGAACGTGACGATCAGCAACTGCGACCTGACCAACGGCGGCACCACCAGCAACTTCACGTCCGCGCCGCCCGCCGGCTCCGGCATCCAACTCCTCAACTGCATCGGCACCACCCCATCCGCGCTACCGACCGTCGTCACCCAACCCGGCGCCGCCGCCGAACCGTCCGACCACGGCCTCATCGCCTGGTCCTACGACGCCGGACTGGCCAGCCAGAGCAGCACCACCGTCTCCGGCGGCACCCTGTACCTCACCGCCGTCTACCCCAGGACGGCCTTCAACTCCACCAAGGTCTACTTCTCGGTCGCCACCGTAGGTGTCACCCCCACCGCGGGCAACAACTGGATCGGCCTCTACAACCAGTCCGGGACCCTCCTCGCGAGCAAGGGCATCGACGCCAACGTCACCGCAGGCGTCGGCCTCCAAACCATCACCTGGACCACCGCCACCGGCACCCAGCCCGCCGGCCAGTACTGGATCGGCTTCTTCTTCAACGCCGGAACCGAGCCGACCCTCTACAGGGCGCCAACCCCGGCCGACAACGCCACCCAGAACGTGAACCTCACGACCACCAACTACCGCATGTGCCAACAGGCGTCCGGGTTCACCACCGCCCTGCCATCCCCACTCACCGTCGCCAGCAACTCCATCAGCGGCTCCCCCCGCCTGTGGTGGGTCGCCCTCGGCTGACAGGGAGGCGATCGTGACCCTCGCCCACCCCGTCCCCGAAGAACGCCGCTGCAAAGCCACCCTCAGCCCAGACCACCCCACCAGACCAGGCGAGCGCTGCTCCAAGCGACGCGTGGACGGCGAAGAGTACTGCTGGTCGCACGGCCCCGACGGGCCCCCGCCCGACCACCGCCGCTGCAAGGGCAACTACAGGCCCAGCCACAAGACGTACCCCGGCGAGCGCTGCCGACAGCCCGTCATGAGGTACCAGACGGTCTGCATCGCCCACGGCGGCAGGCTGCCCAACAATCTCCTGGGGGCCCGCAGGCGGGCCACCGAGGAGCGCTGCCGGAAGTTGGTGACGATGTACGGCCGAAAGATCGAAACGACCGCCACTGAAGCGCTCCTCGACGAAGTCCAGTGGACTGCCGGGCACGTCGCATGGTTGCGCGAACGCGTCCAGGAACTCGAAGCCGGCACGCCCATCACAGCAGGCCCCGAACATCCCCTCGTCTGGGGCACCGTCCGCCGCAAGACCGGCGGCCAGGACTGGGGCGAGACCGAAGAAGCAGGCCCGACCGTCTGGGTCAAGCTGTACCAGCAGGAACGCGCCCACCTCGTCAAGGTCTGCGGCGAGGCCATCCGCGCCGGCATCGAAGAACGCCGCGTCAAGTTGGCCGAGAGCCAAGGAGCGCTGGTCGCCCAGGCCATCCGCAAGATCCTCGACGACCTCGACCTCACAGCCGAGCAGGCCGCCCGCGTTCACGACATCGTCCCCCGACACCTACGCGCCATCGCAGGCTGACCCAGGGAGGCGGAGGTGACCGCCACCCAGGACTGGCTTGAGTACGCAGCCAAGGACTTCGAGGTTGCCCGGCCCCCGCAGTGGCGGAAGATCGCCCGCCCCGAACAGCTCGCCCCGGACGGTATCTGGCTCACCTGGGCCTACGTCGCAGGACGCGGCGCCGGCAAGACCCGCTCCGCCGCCGAGTGGGTCCACGAGAAAGCCATGCTCAACCCGGGCGTACGCATCGCCCTCGTCGGCCGCACCCCCGCCGACGTCCGCGACGTCATGATCGAAGGCGAATCGGGAATCATCGCCATCGCGCACGGCGACGCCCCCAACTACCAGTCCACGAAGCGTCGGCTGACCTGGCCCAACGGCTCCACCGCCCACACCTACTCCGCCGAGGTCCCCTCACAACTCCGCGGCCCGCAGCACCACTTCGCCTGGTGCGACGAACCTGCGGCCTGGACCGACGCCCCCAAGGGCGACGCCCTGGACACCGCCTGGAACAACCTCGTCCTCGGGCTACGGCTCGGCCAGTCGCCGCAGTGCGTGTTCACGACCACCCCGAAGCCCAACGCCCTGATCCGCACCATCCTCGGACGCCGCTCCACGGTCGTCACCCGCGGCTCGACCTACGACAACCTCGGGAACCTCGCACCGAGCTTCCGCGAGGAAGTCCTTGCCACCTACGAGGGCACCCGCATCGGCCGCCAAGAACTCCTCGGGGAACTCCTCGACGACGTCGAAGGCGCCCTTTGGACCATCGGCCTCCTCGACGAAGACCGCGTCACGGCGCCACCGGACATGCGGCGCATCGTCGTCGCCATCGACCCCTCGGGCGGCTCCGGCCCCAACAACGACGAACAGGGCATCATCGTCGCCGGCCTCGGCATCGACGGCGCCCTGTACGTCCTCGCCGACCGATCCTGCTCCCTATCACCCCACGGCTGGGCATCACGAGCTGTCGGCGCCTACCGCGAGTTCAACGCGGACCGGATCATCGCCGAGAAGAACTACGGCGGCGACATGGTCGAATCGACGATCCGCCAGGTCGACACCAACGTCCCCGTCAAGGTCATCACCGCGTCCCGCGGCAAAGTCCAACGCGCCGAACCCGTCGCCGCCCTCTACGAGCAGCACCGCGTCCACCACGTCGGCGCCATGCCCAAGCTCGAAGACCAGATGACGACCTGGACACCACAGGACGGCACCAGTCCCGACCGGCTCGACGCTCTCGTCTGGGCGGTGACCGAACTGACCGACAACTTCCAAGCCCAGGCATGGATCGAGTACATGCGCCGCCACGCCGAAGCCCAGCAGGTGACACCTGTGGAGCCTCAAGAGCAAACCGAGCCTGCGGTCGAAGACCCCGCCACCGTCCAGCAGCGAGCCCGAGACGCCGCCTTCCGAGCTGCACGCCGATAACCAAGGGGGTCCCCGTGCCCGACCCCCGCCGCCTCGCCAAGACCTTCGGGTCAAGCGTGCCCGCCACAATGTCCGCTGGCGAGAGCGCCGCGCTGATGACGCCCGCCAAGCCGTTCTCGCCCGGCATACCCATCAGCCCGTACGACGGCTACTCCCGCACTCCCCGCGCCCACGAGTACGTCACCAACTACAACACCAGTGCCCGCCCCCGCTCCCATGAGCGGGTCAGTTTCGACACCCTCCGCGGTCTCATCGAGTCGTACGACGTGGCGCAGATGTGCATCTGGCACCGGATTGACTCGATCCGGTCTCTGGACTGGTCGCTGGTCGCTGCCCCGCACTTCGACGGCGACGTGGCTGACGCAATCAACATCGGCATGGCCGCCCTGTCCAAGCCCGACCGTCAGACCCCTTTCTCCAGCTGGCTGTCCGCCTACCTGTACGACGTACTCGCCTACGACGCAGGCGCCCTCTACCGGCTCCGCAACCGGCGCGGCGACGCGATCGGGCTCATGAACGTCGACGGCACCACGATCGCACCCCTGCTGGACTACTGGGGTCGCTCTCCCGGGGACGGCGCGGAAGCCTATGTGCAGTACGCGAACGGGCTGCCGTGGAACTGGCTGACCCGATCCGATCTGATCTACGAGCCGTTCCGGAAGCGCCCGAACTCGCCGTACGGGTTGGCGCCGCTCGAAACAATCATCTTGAATGCCAACACGGACATCCGCTTCCAGGTCTATTTTTTGGAGCGGTTCACCGAGGGCAACATCCCTCAGGCATTCGCCTCAGCGCCCGAATCCTGGTCGCCCGACCAGATCGAGCAGTGGCAGACGCTGTGGGACTCCTTCATGGCCGGCGACCAGGCCGCCAAGCACACCATCAAGTGGATGCCCGGCGGCTCCACGATCGCCTGGTCGAACGAGAAGGACTTCACCGACGCCTTCTCACTCTTCCTCATGAGGAAGACCGCGGCCGCCTTTCACGTCGTCCCGTCCGACCTCGGGTTCACCGAGAACGTCAACCTGTCTTCCGGCGAGTCGCAGGCCGACGTCCAGCACCGCGTCGGCGACCTGCCGCTGATCCGCCACATCCAGCACATCCTCACCAGCTTCCTGCAAGACGACCTGCACCTCCCCGTCGCGTTCACGTTCGATCTCGGCGAAGAGCAGGCCGACCGCCTCCAGCAGGCCCAAGCCGACCAGATCTACATCCAGAATGGCGTGATCGGCGCATCCGACATCCGCGCCATGCGGTACGGGCTGGAGGAACCCGAGGGCGTGCCCGTCCCCCGGTACATCTTCACGGCCCACGGCGGCCCCATCCCGCTGGCTTCCCTGTATGCAGTCGCAGGACAGCTCGACCCTGCAACTGCCGCGCCGCTGCCGGGCGCCGCGCTGCCGCACACCGCCTTCGCCGGCGCCGAGGGGGTCGTGCCGAACCCGCCGATCATGGTGGCGCCGCTCGCCGAGCAGGAGTACGGTCCGGCCGCTCTCCCGCCGGCCCCGCCTCCGCAGCCCGCAGCGCCCGAGCCTGTGGCGAAAAGCGAAACTGCGGGCATCACCAGCACGACCGGCATCACCGGTTACGACCTCGACGACGACGAGGACGAGCAGAGCAAGGAGCAGCTCACCAAGGCCGAACTCGCCGCGTTCCGTAAGTTCGCCAAGTCCCGCCTACGGGCAGCGAAGTGGCGGGACTTCGAGTTCCGCACCATCAGTCCCGTCCGCGCGCGGCGCCTCAACCAGGCCGGAAGGCTCACCCTTCGCAAGGCGGAGGGCGACGTCGCCGTCGCAGGACTCGCAATCCAGGCCGCCGACACCGGCCGCGTGCTGATGCTGCAGCGGGCCCTCGACCCCGACGATCCGGCAGCCGGCACGTGGGAGTTCCCCGGAGGTCACCTCGAAGGCGAGGAGACCCCACTCCAAGGGGCGTGGCGGGAATGGGCCGAGGAGACCAACCGCATCCCGCCCCCCGGCATCCAGACCGGCTCATGGGCCAGCGCCGATGGCATCTACCAGGGCATCGTCTGGAGCGTCGACTCCGAGAACTGCGTGCCCCTGGACGGCCGCGGCCAGGTGTCGAACCCGGACGACCCGGACGGCGACTGCATCGAGGCGATCGCCTGGTGGTCACCCGACCAGCTCGCCGGGAACCCGGCGGTGCGGCCGGAACTGCTGGCCAGCCTGCCGGATGTGCTCACTGCCCTCGGCATCGAGGCGGACGACAGCTCGGCCGAACTGGCGAAGGCGGCTGCCAACCCAAAAGGCTCGGCCCCTGACGGGGCCTGGCCTGGATGGGAACTGGACCTGGCAGTCGCCGCGCACTGGGCGCCGCTCATCGCCGAGGCCATCACCGGGGTCCTGACTGCCGACAAGGCGCGCCAACTGGTCACCAGCTACGCCGCCCAGGCGAACACCAGTGACGCCCTCACCTGGCTCAACGGGCAGGGCATCGACCTGGCCGCCCCGCTCGTCCCCGTCCTGGCCGGGCTCGCCACCGACGCCTACCTCCTCGGGACAGCTTCGGCACAGGCTGCCGCCAGCGGCGGCGAGATGCAGCTCGGCGACTGGGAGCCAGGCCGCACCGATACGGCCCAGGATCGGATCGAGGAACTCGGGGCGGCGACCGGACTGGCCGCCGTCCTCGCCGCGGTGCCAGCCCTCGCCGACCGGGTCGCCGCCTCACGGATGAAGGACGCCGCCCGCGCCCTGTCCTCGGGCGCGGCCGCCGGAGACACCCCGGATGCCATCACCGACGCAGTCACCACCGCAGCCTCAGCCCCCAGCACAGCCGAGGCCGTGACCGTCACCGAGACCACCCGCGGATCCGGCGCCGCAGCCCTCGACTACTACACCCAGCAGGGCATCACCACCACACGCTGGCTCACCGAGCCGGACGGCCGCGTCTGCCCGGCATGCGACGCCAACGCCGCCGCCGGCCGCCAGGCCGTCGGGGCAACTTACCCGAGCGGCGACACTTCGCCGCCCGCCCACCCGAACTGCCGGTGCGCCCTCGCCCCCGCCTAGGAGGTGCCGTGAACGACCAACCCCAGCGCTACGTCCTAGGGATCGCCTACCAGGCCGGCCCCGACCCGCGGATCCAGCGGGGCGCCGACGGCGGCCGCGACTTCTTCTCCGAGGACGAACTGGAGAAGGCCGCATGGGGATTCCTGCAAAAGGGCGCCCAAGTCGGCCTCTTCCACGGCCCCGAGGAGTCGATCGGGGCCGCAACCGTCGTCGAGTCATACATCTGGCGCGCCGAACCCTGGGACCTCGGCAACGGCACCGTCGTCCGCAAAGGTGACTGGCTGATCGGCGCGATCCTCGACGAGCCCGCCTGGCAGCTCTACAAGTCCGGGCGCGTAACTGGCTGGTCGCCCCAGGGCTCAGCACGCCGCATCACGAACCGGAGCAGCTGATGACCACACCAGCAGATGACTTCACGGAACTGCGTGACGCCGACATCCCCCGCGTTGACCTCGTGGACAAGGCGGCGAACGGCACCACGTTCCTGATTGCCAAGCGCGCCGACGGCGAGGGCCTCATGGACCCCGGCTTCGTCCGGGACCTGATCGGCAAGGCCGCACCCGAGCCCACCCGCGAGGAAACCGTGACCATGACTGGCAGCCCCAGCGCACTCATGAAGCTCATCCACGAAGCCACAGTGCGCCGCGAGGCCGCGCCGATCGCCAAGGCCGACCACTCGGCCTCGCAGGACGAAGAGGTAACCAAGATGGTCGGCGGAGAACTGGACGACGGCGTCGACGGCATGGACCCCACCGTGGTCCTCGCCGCACCCGAGAGCGACGACGCCCCAGGCGATCCCAACGAGCCCGGCAGCCCCGCCTGGGAAGCCGTGGACGCGGCGACCGCCCAGAAGTGGACGTCGATCGCGGTCCGCCTCAAGAACGCCCTCGGGGTCCTCGCGGACCGGGAGATGCTCGAAGCCGCCACCGCCGACCCCGACGACGCCGACAACGCCTGGGACCTGCAGGACGCGCAGGCCGCCCTCGACTACGTCATCGACATCCTCGCCGGGTTCGCCGTCGACGAGCAGGCCGAAGCCGAACTGTGCACCGAAGCGATGGAGCAGGTCGGCAAGGCACTCGGCGGGTTCGACACCGCCCCGCTCGACACGTTCGAGGCCCTCGCTCCGGTCGCCAAGGCCGGCCGCAGCCTGTCCGCGGCGAACGAGCAGGCCATCCGTGACGCCGTCAGCAGCCTGCAGAAGGTACTCGCCTCCCTGCCCGCCGCGCCCATCGAGAAGGACAGCGGCCCCCTGGCCGCCAACGCCGCCCGCGAGGAGCCGACCATGACCGAGCCGACCACGGCCGCCGACACCATCGAAGCCGCAGGCGCGGCACCCGCCATGGGCGCCCAGAAGCCGATGGCCAAGGCTGACGCCGACAAGCCCGAAATGGTCGCCGTCTACGACCAGAACGGCAACCTCGTCGGAGTGGTCGACCCCACCGACATCACCGTGATCCAGGGCGCCGGATCCAACAAGGCGTCGGACGACGGCACTTCCGAGGCAGGCGACGCCGACACTTCGGACGACGCCGACGCCACCCAGACCACCGACCTCGAACCGCAGCCCGCGGACCAGGCCGGAACCCCCGCCGACGCCGCCCCCGACAACGGCGACGACGACACCGTCACCAAGAAGACCACCGACGAGAACAACACCTTCTCGGACATGTTCAAGAGCAGCCTCCTGGCTGCGGTCGAAGACGTCATGACGAAGCACAGCGCCTCGCAGACCGCGGAGATCGCCAAGACCGGCGATGCGGTCATCGAACTGGCGGAGCTCGTCGAGACGCTCAAGGGCCGCATCGGGACGCTGGAGGAGCAGCCCGCCGAGCCGAAGATCTTCACCCAGGGGGCCGGCCCCACGCCGCAGAATCTGCGCGGCCAGGACCGAGACGCCCCCGCGATCGACGTCACGAAGGCCCAGGAACTCAAGAAGAGCCTCATGGCCTCCACCGACGCCGTCGAACAGCGCAACATCGCGGCCCTCATGAACCAGCAGGCCCGACTCGCGTTCGACCAGCTCCAGCAGCGCAGCTGACGCCAGCGCCCCACCCACTTCAAAGCCCCTGCCGGCCACGCCGACAGGGGCTTTCGCATACCCAGAGGTAGGCACTCATGAACAACCAGCAGGAAATGACGGAGGCTACCCTGGCGGCAATCGCCAAGGCCTCGACCACCGGCATCACCAGCGCGACCGGCCTGTACTCCTACGACCTCGGACCGCTCGTCCAGCTCGTCCCCGTCGTCACCCCGGCCCGCGACGCCATCCCCCGTGTCACCGCCACCGACGGTAACCCGTACGCCGTGTGGCGTGCCATTCTCAACAACACCAGCGCCCAGCCCAGCCCGTTCATGGGCCTGGACTTCGCAGCGAACGTCTCCAAGGTGTCCGAGCAGGACTTCCAGGCGAAGTACATGCGCTCCGGCATGGGCGGCACCGTCACCCTCGACGCGCAGGACTTCTCCAAGGGCTACTCCGATGCCAACGCCGTCGCCACGTTCCAGACCCTGAACCAGGTACTGATCGGAGACGACAGGGCCCTCGTCGGCGCCCAGTCCTTCCCGCTGGCCCGGCCCGCCGCCCCCACGCTGACCCAGCACGCCACCGGTGGCAGCATCGGCGCCGTCCAGGTGTACGTGGGCGTCGCCGCCCGAACCGGGATCGGCTACTACTACGGCACCGGCAACAGCCGTGGCAACAGCGGCAGCACCACGTTCGGATCCGGCACGGCCAACAGCATCACCGGCACCGTCGCCGCCGTGCGGGGCGCCGTCTGCTACGACTGGTTCCAGTCTGCCGACGGCTCGACCTGGTACTACTACACCACCACCACGGTCAACACGGTCACCATGACCGCGGTCATCAGCTCCAACAACGCGCTGCCGTCCGGCCTCGCGGTCCCCGACCTGTCCGTGAACTGGAAGGGCACCGCGAACGCCGTCCCGACCATCAACACGTCCGCGGACAACAACTCTGGCGACCCGACCCAGTACGACGGTCTCCTCGCCTCGCTCGCCGGGGACTACTCCTCGACCGGCCAGTGGGTGCAGTCCGGCACCGCCAACGCGAACCCGTCGACGTTCAGCTCACTCGACGGCGCGTCGCTGACCCTGGGCGGCGGAAGCGTCAACGAGTTCAACCAGTACCTGTTCCTGCCGCTGTGGAACGCCGTCAAGTGCTCCCCGACTGCGCTGATGATGAACGCGGCGCAGGCCCAGGAGACCGCAACCCTGATCCTCGGGTCGACCGGTGCGACGACGTTCCTCAACACCGACGCCTCCGGACGTCTCAACGTCACCGCCGGTGGCCGGGTCGGCAGCGTCATCAACGCCCCGGCCGGCGGCATCGAGGTCCCCATCGAGGTTCACCCGTCGGTTCCGCCCGGCACCATCGTCGCGCGAACGGACAGGGTGCCGTTCCCGCAGGCCAACGTCTCCAACGTGCTCGAATACCGGGCACTGCGCGACACCTACCGGTACGACTACGCCAGCGCTCGTCTGGCGAACACCGCCGGCGGCGGCCCTCGGGTCGACTACGAGATCGAGTCGCTCGGAGCCTTCGTGAACCGTGCGCCGGTCGCAATGGCCGTTTTGTCCAATGTGGGCTAAGTGACCCACCTGGCAACGGAGGCCGGGGGCGACCAACCCTCGGCCTCCCGCGCACCCAGCAAAAGGGGCTCCTGATGGTGATTCCACCGCCGCGCGCGGCTGTTCCGCTGCCGCATTTCGTTCCGACGCAGGAGCTGTTCCGGGCGGATGGCCTGACGCTGACTGGCACGTCGAACACGGTGACGGCGAACGTCACCAACCAGGTCAACGGCGCGACTGGCGGTCTGATCGATGTGTCGTCAGTAGCAAACGGCCTGCTGGTCGTCAACGCGAGCATCGCGCCGACTGGCACCACGCCTGGCCTGGCAGTGTTCTTCGATGTTCAGGACGCGTACGGCAACTGGTGTTTGGTGTCGAATTCGACGGCGATCTCGGGCGCGGTCCTGAACTCCAGCGGCACGGTATACGGCCAGATCTCCAACGGCTACAACCTGTCCTTCGCAGGCCGGATCCGCTGGGTCGTCACAGGCACGGCGACGCCGACGTTCAGTGGCGTGAGCTTCAGCCTGTACGGCCGCTGACCCACCTATCCACCCGATCTACACCCTCTAGGAGAGCAGCATGCGCCTGTACACGCGCACGGGCGCGACCGCGCTCGACGACCCCGAATGGGGCCACTTCGAAGCCGACGAGCAGGGCGGCTTCGACCTTCCCGACCAGCTGGCCGAGCAGCAGCGGGCATTCGCGGTGCGCGGGAGCCACGCCTGGGAGACCGACATCGAGCGTCAGCACCGGCTTGTCACCGAGGAGCGGGAGCGGCGCCAGGATCCGGCGACACTGTTGCAGGCCGTGGAACAGCTGGTGAAGGCCCAGGTTCCATCCCCATCGGTCGAGAACGCTGCGCCGGTCAAGCGCACCTCGAAGCGCGCTCCTTCGACCCCGGCTGGCAACTAGTCAGCGCCAGGCGGCCAGTGCCCGCTGTCCGAGCCGCCACCCGGCAACGGCAGCCCAGGCAATGCCCTGGTACGTCCAGACGAAGAGCATGACCATGAGCCAGACCATCAGCTCAAGCATCCGCCACAGCAGCAGGATCGGGCCCACCAGCATCCAGCCGACCGGGCCCATGCTGACCCACTGACGTCGGCCTCTGCCTGCACGCCAGGACATGCCAACTCTCATGCTCGTCTCCCCTCCACTTGAGCTGCGGGCAGCGTAGCGGCCATATGCCGCCCGCACCACGAGTTCCGATCAGATGAACGGCGGTGACGGCGATGCCCGCTACGCCCTACATCACACCAGCCATGCTCACTGCCGCCCCGGCAGGATTGTCCTGGTCGGTCGTCCCCACTCTCACGGCCGGCGCCCCCGCCCAACTGGCGCAGCTCGCCCAGGTCTGCTGGCAGGCGACGTCGGCGGTCGACCGGTACTGCCGGCAGCCGCTGCGGGCCGTCATCAACACGGAGACCAGTGCGGGTCCGGGCCTGCCGCGCATCACCTCGGACCGGAACACCCGTAGAGGCACGATCGTGACGCGGCGCTGGCCCGTCACGTCTGTGGCCGCCATCCAGGTGTCGCCCTCGATCGCTTTCCCGGAGCAGTGGACGCTGGTTCCGCCCGGCCAGTGGAGGATCCGACACCCAGTGATCCTCTCGGCTGCTCCCACCCCGGAGACGGGCCCATCGGGCGGAAACGCCATCGACGTGGCACCCGGATACATCACCTGGGACCGCGGCAAGGGCGGCTGGGACGTGATGACGTCTTACCAGTCCGGGCACCCGCACGCCGGACTCGCCGCGTCTGCCACCTCCGGGGCCCAGACGCTGACCGTGGACGACGTCACCGGCTGGGCGGACACCGTCGGGTTCCTGTACGACGGGGTGTCAACCGAACTGGTCGAGGTGAACGCTGCCGCGGCAACAACCCCCGTGCAACTGCCGGGCATCGGCGGCACTGTGCAGGCCGGACCAGGACAGCTGACACTCTCCCAGCCGCTGGCATTCAGCCACGGCGCCGGAGCCGTACTTTCCGCGCTGCCGCCGGACGTCATTCGCGCCACCGCCCTGCAGGCCTCGGTCATGGCCTTGGAGAACATCGACGCAATCGCCACCCAGTCCCTGTCCGGGCAAATGGCCGGCGGCACCACCATCCTCGCCGAGGAAGTCGAGCTGATCCTCGACGACTACCGGCGGGTCGCCTGATGGCCAGGGCCCGAACCGCCCGCGGCGGCAGCGGGGCAAGCGGAGCCGACGCGGTCCTCAAATTCCGCAACCGGCTCCTCAACACCTACCGCGGGACCGCCGCGAACACATACGGCGACCTCACCGACGTCGGCACCCTGTACCTCACCGGCGTGCCGGCCGCCCTTGCCGAGACCACCCAGACCTACTTCGACGCGGCGACCCAACGCAACCAGATCACCCGCGAGATCACCTGCCGCGTCGACTCGTGGGTGGACATCATCACCACCGACACGATCGAGGACACCACCACGGGCCTCTACTACCTGATCGAGGGCATCAAATCCGAGCCCGGGATCGGCTACTACCCGCCGCCGAAAATCCTCACCCTGCGGATGCGCTCCGGCGTCAGCATCCAATCCGACTGACGAGGAGCACAGAGGTGGGACGCGTTGAGATCGACGACCAGTGGCAGCCGCAAGTCGAGGACGAACTCCTGAAGCTCTTCAAAGACCGACTGGGCCCGGACATCGCCCGCGACGCCCAGCGGTACTGCCCGGAACGCACCGGCGCCCTCAAGGAGTCGATCGAGAACCACATGGAGGACCGGGACCTCATCATCTCCGCCACCGGAGGCGACGACGGCCGCTCCTACGCCGCCTACGTCGAACTCGGCACCAGACCGCACATCATCCGCTCACACGGACCGTGGCCACTGCGCAGCGCGGACGGCGAAGTGTTCGGCCCAGTGGTGCACCACCCCGGCACTGTGGCGAAACCGTTCCTGCGCCCAGCCCTTTTCCAGGAGCGCGGCGACTAACCACAGGGGGGTGACCGGTGGCCAGTCCCCTGCCGCTGGAGGCCAACGACGAGCTCGTCGCAGTCGCCTGGCTAGCAACGGTGCCGGGCCTGTCCGCCGCGATGGTGGGTACCCAGCTCCCACCGGATGTGAACGCGGACGGCTCCCAAGCCGACTGGATCGAGACCGGGTTCGTCACTGTGACCGTGGTCGGCGGCAACCCAGACGACCTGCTGCCCGTCAATCAGCCGGTTCTCCAAGTGGACTGCTGGGCAACCGTGCCCGGCTCCAACAAACCACCCTGGTGGAAGGCGCACGCGCTTGCCTCCGCGATCCGCCGCGCCACGTGGGACCGGTACCGGATCCCACGCGCACTGTCGCCGGCGGCATCCGGGGTGGCGTATCCGACGGCGGTCGTGCAGTCCGCCTACATCGCCACCTCGTTCAGGCGCCTGTACGGCGACGACAGCGACTACGCGCGTCTGCAGGGCGACCTGGCGCTGAGCTGGGTCACAGCCAACGACGTCCTCGACTGATGAAGGAAAAACCATGCCCAAGGTCAGGGTGACCCTCCTGCCGGACCCGATCGAGGTCCCCGAGGACGAGGTCGCCGTACTGCGCGCCCAAGGCCTGCTCGTCGAGGACGACGCGCCGGCGGCCCCCGTCAAGCCAGCTCCCAGGAAGGACGAGCAGCCGTGACCCTGCTGACTCTTAACCCCACGCAGCAGCCCCGCACGGGGTCGGCTGCCCCCGTCAATTTGACGTCGTTGATGGCAGCCGGTGTGCTCGGCTCCAACACGGGCGTCAGCTTCGCAAATACTGGCCGCGAGGTGCTGTTCGTCAACGTCGCCTCGGGCGGCTCGACGTGCTCCATCGCAATCGGCACCACGATCGAGGGCCAGCCGGTCACGGCACTGACACCGACGCTCACCGCGTCGGCCATCAACGTCCTCGGCCCGTTCCCGTCGGATGAGAACCAACCCGGCGGCACGATGCAGATCACCTTCGGCACAACCGCGAACGTCACCGTCGCCCTGGTCCAGAACGTCGGCGTGATCTAGCCCGCTTTCCTGTGTGAATCCGAATCAAAGGGCCCGCATTGAGGCTCTTTCAAATCTGAGGGGATGATCCCTTTGGCAGTGAATGCGGGCAATTTGGTACTCGGCCCGGCGCGTATGTATATCGCGCCGTTCGGGTCGACCGAGCCCACTGACGCTTCCGTAACTCCGAATGGCACGGTCACGCCGCCGTCGTCGCCCTGGACGGACGTGGGCGGTACGGACGGCGGGGTGATGTGGGAGGCGGACAACACCTACACCGCGCTGACCGTCGACCAGGTCATCATGGACGTGGGCGCGCGTCTCACGGAAATGAAGTTCACCGTGACGGTCAAGCTGTCCGAGATGACGCTGGCGAACCTGCAGGCCTCACTCAACAACATCGGCACGACCAGCAGCGGTTCGGGGTACTCCACCCTGGACATCAACGTTGGCACGTCCGCCTCCCAGCCGTCGTACGCCGCGCTGATCATCGACGGCTGGGCGCCGATGCTGTCCACCGGCCAGCCGGCCCTGCGGCGCGTCATCGTCCGCAAGGTCCTCAGCCAAGTCAAGGCACAGCTGAGCTTCGACAAGAAGACTCAGCAGTCGCTCGACTGCACGTTCCAGGCGTACTTCGTGAGCAGCAGCATCGTCCCCGTGCACATCGTGGACCAGACCGCGTAGGCAACCGCCTGATCCGGGAGCCCGGCGTCCACCCAGGGCGCCGGGCTCCCGCACGCCCACCCTCACCCTCGAAAGCGACCCCTCATGGCAGCACAGATCTCTGCTTCGAAGAAGCCGGCGGCGAAGAAGGCCACCGCCAAAGCCGCGGCAGCCCCACCGTCCACCATTCCGGACAGCTCCGGATTCCAGGTCCTGCGTCTCACCTCGAAGGCACCCGAAGCCCAGGACATGGTGCCACTCTTCGAGATCGACGGCGTCGAGTACTCGGTGCCCCGAAATCCCCGCGCGAACATCGCCCTCAAGTACCTGAGCATTCTCGAAGAGCGCGGGCCGGAACTCGCGAGCGTCTTCATCTTCCGGTCAATGCTGGGCGACGACGGCTACCGGGCTCTCAGCGACTGCGACTCCCTGACCGGGGACCACCTGGAATGGCTGCTTGAGACGCTGTCCGGCCTCGTGATGGGAACCCAGGAAGCCCCAAAAGCCTGAGCTTCGTCCCCGAGCGCGCCCAGCAGATCGGCTGGGTCCTCGCGCACCTGGACGACGTAGCCTCCGACATGTCGGCCTTTCACCGTGTCGATGACATCACCGCCTTGAACGGGCCCACCCTGTTCAAGCTAGCGTGGCGGCTGCCCGCCTACTCCGGGGTCGTGCGCGCACTGCTCTCGGAGCAGCAGGAAGCCCCAGACCGCCCGATGCCCTACACGCCAGCCGCATCCGCGCCGGGCTCACGAAAGTGGAACCCGGGGACGAAGGCCACACTCATGGCCGACCCGGACGTCAGCGGCCTTTTCTCCTTCGGGTCCTTCGGATAGGCGTCAGACGCCGGCAGGGGGTGATGCCCCATGCCTGAGGGCTTTCGGATTGCCAAGGCCTGGGTGTCGGTTTCTCCGGACACTGAGGGCTTCCGGGAGGAGTTGCAGCAGCGCCTTGAGGAGGCGATCGCCGGTGTGCGCGCGTCCGCGCGGGTCTCCCTGGACCTGTCGGAGCTTGATGCGCGGGCTTCGGAGGCGCGCCGGCGGGTTGAGGAGCTCAGCGGGGAGCATGCCGAGGCCGAGGTCGGTCTGGACATCTCTGATCTGGAGGCCCGGGCTTCGGAGGCCCGTGAGCGGGTCGATGAGATCGGGGAGTCGCATGCGGAGGCGACTGCGGATCTGAATGCGTCGGATCTGGACGCACACGCTGATGAGGCTGAGGCGCGGCTGAATGCGATCGATGGGCGCCGTGTTACGGCTCATGTCGACGCTGACACGTCCGAACTCGATGCGCGGGTCGCTGAGGCCCGGACCGAGCTGGACGGGCTCTCTCGGGACAGTAGCGGCCGGTTGCGTGACAGCCGCGGCCGGTTCGCCGGGGCCGGCGTCGGCGGTGGTCGCGAGGAGGGTGGCGGGAGCGGGAGCGGGAGCGGCGGCGGCGGCTTCTTCAGCCGCGTCTTCGGCGGCGGCAGTGGAGGGGGGAGCGGCAAGAGTGCAGTTGGCGAGGGCGGCGGTTTCCTCGAAGAGATGCCGGGTGGCCTCGGGAGTGTCCTTGCGGGTGTCGGAACGATGCTCCTTCCATCGGTGGGTGGTGTTGCGGCGGGTGCTGGTCTGCTGGGCGCCGCCGGCTTCGCGGGCTTGGGCGGCATCGCCAGCGCCCTGTCTGCGAAGGCGCAGGCCAACCAGACGCTGGGTCTGACCCCGCAGCAGAAGCAACTCACCTCGTTCTCCAACAGCGTGGCGGACCGGCAGGCCCAGGAGCAGGTCACCAATGCCCGCGCCCAGGCCGCGCAGGACGCGATCACGTCCGCGCATGCGATCGAGCAGGCCCAGCAGAGCTTGACCTCCGTGGAGCGGTCCGCTGCGGAGTCGCAGGTGCAGGCCCTCGATTCGGTGCGTCAGGCGGAGCAGGGCGTGGAGGAGGCCAACTACGGCCTCTCGGAGGCGCAGTACAACTTGAATCAGGCGTGGGAGGCGGCGCGGGAGAACATCTCGCAGCTGAACGACCAGCTCGCCGACAGCAAACTGAATGTGCAGTCCGCGCAGTTGGCGATCAAGCAGGCGATCGTCAACCAGCGGGAGGTCAACGAGAACGCCTACTCCACCGACCTGCAGCGCCAGCAGGCCGCGTTGGGTGTGGTCCAGGCACAGCAGCAGCTGCAGGACGCCCAGGACCAGCTGACCAGCTCCCAGTACAAGGCGAACGTGGCCAACCAGGAGGGCGTGGACGGCTCTCAGCAGATCATCCAGGCCAAGCAGCAGCTGATCCAGGCGCAGTACGGGCAGACCGATGCGCAGGCGCAGTACGCGGACGCGCAGATGAACCTGCGCGACACGGAGTTGAACAACGCGCAGCAGATCCAGCAGGCGCAGCTCGACTTGGCGGCCACTCAGCAGCAGGCCTCGTATCAGCAGCAGGTGGATGCGCGCACGGTCGCCGAGGCCGAGCGGAACGTCAGTGACACGTTGAAGCAGCAGCAGTTGCAGTTGGCTGCGACCGCGAGCACCGAGAACGAAGCGGCGAACATGTTCGCCCGGGACATGGCCCGGTTGACGCCCGCCGCACAGAACGTGGTGAATCAGATTTTGGGCATGCAGGGTGCCTGGCGTCAGATGAAGGCGACGGCGGAGAACGCGATCTCCCCGGGCGTGTCGGTGTTCCTCGACGGGGTGTCGAAGGTCCTGCCGTTGATCAGTGATGGTGTCGGGAAGATGGCCGGTCTGATCGGCCAGGCGTTCAGCTCGGTCGGCAAGCAGTTGCAGTCCTCGGGTGCCGGGCAGGTGCTGTCCGGTCTGATCGACAACGGGCTGAAGCTCGCGCAGGTCGTCGCCCCGGCGCTGGGCGGCTTCGTCGGGATTCTGCTGAAGGTCGGCTCGCAGTCCGGCGCGATCGACGGTCTCTCCAACTTGATCGGCGGTCTGGCGGGCGGGCTGTCGAACATCGTGAAGGCGATCTCGCCGTTCGCCGGGGTGCTGTCGCAGGTCTTCACGACCCTCGGCAGCGCCCTGCAGCCGTTCGGCACACTGCTGGGCGGCGTGGTCGGGTCGCTGGTCTCGGCGCTGGCACCCGCCCTGCAGGCGATCCTGCCGGGTTTCCAGGTACTCGCCAGCGCGCTCGGTCAGGGGCTGACGGTCGCTCTGCAGGCGATTGGTCCGCTCCTGCTGCCGGTGGGCCAGGCGATCACCGCTGTGGCGTCGGCCGTGTCACCGCTGCTACCAGCCTTGGGCGGGCTGATCGCGAAGATCGCCTCGGCACTCACCCCGGTGCTGCAGGCCGTGGTGCCCATCATCGGGATGCTCGCGCAGCTCCTGGTGAAGGACCTGCAGGACGGGCTGCTGAAGTTCGTCACAGCGATCCTGCCGATCCTGCCGGCTGTGGCGAAGCTGATCGTCTCGCTGACGCCACTGCTCGGTCTCATCCTCGGGCTCGCCGGCTTCCTCCTGGACATGTCCGCGAAGATCTTGGGCCCCGTGCTGGGCGCCCTCGCGCAGCTGATCGTGTGGATCCTGGAGCTGGCGTCGAACTGGCGGCAGGTCGTGACTTGGATCGAGGATGCCGCGCTGTGGCTGTGGCACAACGTCCTCGACCCGATGTTTCACGGCATTGCGGAAGGCGCGGTCTGGCTCTACCAGAACGGGATCCTGCCTCTCTACCACGGCTTCATGGACGTGATCGGCTGGATCGAGACCGGGGCCGACTGGCTGTGGCACCACGTGTTCGACCCGCTGTATCAGGGTCTCACGCTGGGCGCGAGCACCTTCATCACGGACTTCTCGACGGCGTGGGGCAAGCTCGAAGGGATTTTCAAGGACCCCGTCAACTTCATGATCAACACGGTGTACACCAAGGGCATCGAGGAGCTGTGGAACGGGGTCGTCGGCGCAATCGGGCAGGACAGCCTCAAGCTCCCGGACATCCGGCCGTTCGCCTCCGGTGGTCTCGTGCCCGGCTACGCGCCGGGCCAGGACACGGTTCCCGCGATGCTGTCGCCCGGCGAGGGCGTCCTCGTCCCGGAAGCTGTGCGGGCGCTCGGCCCGGGCACGGTCCTGGCTCTGAACGCCGCTTACGGCGGTGGCCGCACCTCAACGCCCGGGCACTTCAAGGGCGGCGGGATCATCGGCGGGATCACCTCGGCGTGGGACACCGTCACCGGCGGGGTCAGTAAGGCCGTCGACATCGGCAAGATCGCCGCCGCCGTCGGGACCGGCAACACCACCGCGCTGAACAACGCGCTGGCGAAGCTGGTGGGCACGAACGCGGCCGGGAACTACGCCAAGCTGCTGCTGGGCGTCCCGACCACACTGATCGGCGACCTGGTGAAGGCAGTCGTCGGCGGAAACAGCCCAGGATCCTCAGGTGGCGGCACTTCGATTCCGGCTGCCGTGTCCGGGTCGGTCGCACAGTGGTTCGCAAGCGCCGTCCAAGCCACCGGCGCCCCCACCACCTGGATTCCGGGACTGGAGACGATCGCGCACTACGAATCGGGCGACAACCCGAACGCGATCAACAACTGGGACTCCAACGCGAAGGCCGGTGACCCGTCACGCGGACTCATGCAGACCATCATGTCGACGTTCCTGGCCTACCACCAGGCCGGGACCAGCAGCAACATCTACGACCCGGTCGCGAACATCGCAGCCGGTATCAACTACATCAAGTCCCGCTACGGGAGCGTCGACAACGTGCCCGGCATCAAGTCGCTCGCCCGCGGCGGACCCTACGTCGGCTACGACTCCGGCGGCTGGCTCATGCCCTCCGGCATGCCCGTCAACGGCCTCAGCCGTCCGGAAGCGGTACTGACACCGGACCAGTGGGAGTCGATGCATGCGATCGCCCAGCAAGCCGTGAATTCAGGATCCGCCGGCCGAGAAGTCACCGTCGTCCAGCACTTCCACGGCACGGAGTTCCCCAACGCTGAGCAGAAAGCGGCGATGCAGCGGGAACTCGGGCTGGCACTCAGTGGCGGCTGAGCAAGCAGTACCCGGTCCGGGGTGACGAGACGACCGGCGGAGAAGCGACACAGGAGGTGGGCATCCAATGACGGGCGCGCAAGCAGGGCAGCCCTGGCAGCTCTTCCTCAACTTCTACTCCGAAACCACAGGGGCGCTCGCCGACCCGTCCTCCGTCACCCTGGACATCACCTACGGTCAGCAGGTCGGCTTCGCGCCCGACGTCGGCGGCCCGTACACCTACTCAGGCGCCTCAGCCCCCACACAAGGGCACGTGTGGCGGTCTGGCGTCGGCCAGTACGCGTGCATATGGAACGTCCCGCCGGGCTCCCCGCAGGGCGTGTACGTCGCCAACTGGACGTGCCGCTACGGCAGCGGCACCTTCCTCGGAGTCGAGGATTTCACAGTCACCGGCGGAGTCCCGCTGCCCGTCCCCTCCGGAGACATCGGGTACTGGACCGGAGGCATCCTCTATGGCTCCCAGGCCGTGGAGTTCGGCCAGACAGACTCCAACGGCATCACCTGGATATGGCGGAAGATCGAAGGCTGGGACAGCCCTGACGTGCAGGGCTCAGGGGTCATCCCCCGCGCCGGCGACCACGGTGCATGGGCCTCACCCCAGTACTTCGCGGCCCGCACCCTGACACTCACCGTGACGGCGTCAGCCCCGACGCAGGCCCTGCGGGACATCGCCCGGACGGAGCTGCAGCAAGCCGTGCCGATCAGCGACCTCGCACAGCTGCGCTACGACGAGCCGGTCCCCAAGTTCGCGTGGATCCGCCGATCGGGGAAAGTCACCGAGGCTTATCCGACCCTCACCGACGTCACGTTCACGGTCGGCCTGGTCGCACCCGACCCGCGCAAGTACGGCACCGTACAACGGTCCATCAGCATCGGCCTGCTGCCGCCCGGCGCAGGCGGCAGCATGGTCGAGCCGTTCACCGTGCCGTTCTCCCTGTCGCCCGCGCCGCCACCGGGAACCTCGACCGCGACCAACGCCGGCTCATTCCCGTCCCCGCCGGTCGCCGTCGTTGCTGGCCCAATCGCCGGGCCGGCCCTGACGAACCTCAGCTCCGGGCAGAGCGTTTCCTGGCCCGGACTCACACTGAACGCCGGCGACGTCCTGGTGGTCGACTTCCTCAACAGGCAGGGCTACGTCAACCCGACGTCAGTGTCGTACAACCCCGGCATCCCCTCCACAGGCGGCACGTTCTGGCCCGCCGACGTCGGCTCCTCCTGGTGGCAACTCGCCGCCGGCAGCAACCAGGTCGCCTTCAGCGGCTCGGCCAGCACCGGGGCGACCGCATCGTTCTACTGGCACGACAGCTACGTGTAGGAGTAGGTATGGCAACCTCTGTGACGACGAGCCTGCCGATGTGGCTGGCAGGGTGCACATATGACGCCGACGGCGGCAATGACCTGCGGAACTCCGGCGTGAGCGCCTATTTCTACGATCCAGGTGTCGTGTCGGGCACCACGATCGGCCTGCTTGGCGGCGTGGTCGGTGGCGCAGGCCTGGCGGTGGCCGCCGGCTCTGGTATGACGGTGACCGCCGCGCCCGGAAGCTTCGTGGTCCCCAACACGGGGGCGCCGACGGCCGGCGGGTACGCCTCCACTCTCCCCTCGCAGGCAACCTTGACCGTACAGACGGCCGATCCCACGAACCCGCGCATCGACATCGTCGTGGCGAACGTCGTCGACAATGGCAACAGCACCTCGCTCGGCGAGGTGCAGATCATCACCGGCATCGCCGCGCCGTCGCCGTCGGCGCCATCCGCGCCGGCAAACAGCGTCACACTGGCGCAGCTATCGGTGCCAGCCGGGACGATGGCGATATCCAGCGGCTTGATTACCGACAAGCGCGTGTACACGACCACTACCGGCGGCATCGCGGTAGCGCCCAAGGGCAGCGTGACCGGCTACAACGGGCAGCTCGGGTACGACGCAGCGTCGGGCAGCTTCTACCACAACAGCGTCTCCGGGGCCCAGCAGATGCGCACCCTGCCGTGGGCGCCCATCACGCTGTTCAAGACCGTCGACGTGATCTCCACCAGCGGAGCCATCGTGACGGTGCTGTCAACGACGATCACCGTCGACGGCAGCACCGACATCGGCATCTACCTCAAAGCGACCGGCATCTACATGTCCGCGTCCCACGGCGAGTTCGCCTGCAACCTGCAGGCCTACATCGACAGCACCCTGCTCGATGAGATGGTCATTCTCAACACCGCCAGCGACGGCGTCGTCCGAGGCGGCGGCGCCTTCACCGCCTACACGGACCCCTCACAGGGCACCACGCCGTCGGCCGGCACCCACACGATCAGCTACAAGATGCAGGGCCTCGACTCGACCGGCTTCAACGTCACACTGCGCGGGGCCAGCTACTCTCCGTCGATCCTGCGGGTCTTCCCGGTCGCGGCCTGATGTCCATCTACACATACCTCGCCACCGACCTCATCAGCGGCCGCGTCCTCGCCGACACCCTGCCGCTCACCGTCCAGTCCTTCGGGATGCAACTCAACGGATCCGGCACCCTGACCGGCACACTCGCCCTCAACGAGCTGTACTCCGTGAACGCCCCCGCGGTCGCCGCACTGGAATGCCGCCGAGCGGTGCTCTGGGTACTGCAGGATGGCTACCCCGTGTGGGCCGGCGTGGTGTGGGACTGGCCGGACACGAGCCGCCACGAAGGCACGCTGCCGATCTCCGCTCACACGCTGGACAGCGTGTGGTCGCACCGGCTGATCACCGACACCATCGAGTACCGGGCCGTCGACCTGTACCAGGCGTTCATCGACCTCGTCACCTACGGCATGTCCAAGCAGTCCCCGTACATCGCCAGCTTCTCCCCCGCCGCCTCCCGGCCACCCGACTACCTAGCCATGGTCGCCACCAACGGGGCGGTCTCACGCCTCGTCACGCCCAGCGGCTCCGAGGCGATTCTCGGCGTGCCGTGGACCGCATCGCACACGTACTCCGACCTGACGCAGGTCTCCAGCGCCTGGGCCGACATGTGCGCCTCAGGAGCCCTGGAGTACGCGTTCGTCCCAGGCCTCGACGGCGCCGGCAACATGGTGGTGTTCCTGCGGCTCGGCTACCTGCAGTTGGGGCGCACCGCAGCGTCAAGCGGATACACGCTGACGTACCCCGGCAACGTCCTCGACTACGGCTACCAGCGCACGGGAAGCCAGTCCAGCAACTACGTGTGGGCCACCGCGCCACCCAACGGGGCTGCCCTGCAATGGGAGTCGGCGTATCCGCACGGCGCGGACCTCGCCGACCTCGCGTCGGGCTACCCGCTGATGGAGACCACAGTGACCTGGCAAGGGTCCGTCGTGACCTCCCAGGCCCAGATCGACGGATTCGCCGCCGGCCAGGTGATGATGCGCACCCAGGCCATGACACTGCCCGTCGTCAACGTGGGCGGCGGCGGCCGCCCACGGATCCGGGACATCATCCTCGGCGACACCACCACGCTGGTGGCCACCTCCCCACTGCATCCCCCACAGCCCAACGGCGCCCCCGGCCTGCAGCAGCAGGTACGGGTCATCGGGTGGACCGCCTACCCGCCCAAGCCGTCCCAGTCCGAGTACATCCAGCTCACTACCTCCGGAGTCATCTCCGGCTGAACGGGGGGAGACACGGTGCCTCTGCATCCGCCCTCCCTTGGGCAGCGGTTCGCCTCGGTGATGAAAGACCTCCAATTGCGAGTCACGAAGCTGGAGTCCCGTACCGCGTCCATCGACTCCGGCTGGCCGCTCGCCGTACTGCCCGCCGTTGTCGACGCCGGCTACACGACGGGCGACCCGCAGGTCTACATCAACGGCGCCACGGCCCTGTCAGGCCCCTATCAGTACCTCTCCTCATACACCCCCGCCGCCGGCGACAACGTCCTCGTCGCGCCCGTCGGCGTCACCAGGACCTACGTCGTCCTCGGCAAACTCGCCTGACTGGAGGCTGCGGTGACTGCGAACGTCTACGGCGTGACCCTGACGGACCTGCTCGGCTGGATCAACGTCCAGTCGATGCCGTACGGCGCGAAGGGCGACGGTGTCACCGATGACACTGCCGCCCTGCAGGCCGCTCTCAGCGCGGCCGGCTCCAGCGGTGTGGTCTATTTCCCGGCCGGAACCTACATGATCTCCTCCGCCCTGGCAGTGCCAAGCAGCGTGACCCTCCTCGGATCCGGTTTCAACACGACGGTCATCAAGCAGACCTCGACGACCGCGAACGGCTTCACGGCGACGAGCACGACGGCGCTGAAGATCAGCGACTTGCAGGTCTACGGTCCGTCCAGCGGCAGCGGCATGGGCATCTTCATCTCCGGTTCGCCCACCAGCTACGTGTACCTGCGGAACGTGAGGGTGGCGCACTTCGGGTCGGATGGCATCAACGTCGTCGACCCGATCATCTCGCGTTTCGATGACACCATCTCCGCGCTCAACGGCGGCCACGGCTTCAACGTCGGCGGCGCCACCAGCGCGACGGGCGGCACCAGTTGCTCGTTCACCGCCTGCTACGGGCTCGGGAACGCCCAGGCGGGCTTCTACCTGAACAACCTGCAGTACTCGAACCTGTCGGGCTGCGGCAGCGACACCAACGGCACGGGCTATTACCTGAACGCGTGCGTGTGCGTGACTCTCACCGGGTGCGGAGCGGAGTCCTCGCAGGTCAATACGGCCCCGTACGTCGGTAACTCGTTCGTGGTCAACGGCGGCTACGGCAACTCGATCATCAGCGCCTTCGTCTACCAGAACCCGGCGATCTCATACTGGGTGACGGGCAGCGCCACGAAGATCATGATGTTCGCCTGCTCAGACAACGGCCCCACCGGAACCGCCACCAACTCGATCAAGGTGGATTCCAACTCGCAGGCAACCATCACCGCCCCCGTCACCACATCCCCGGTCAGCTACTCAAGCACCTCCCAGCTACTGAACGACGGCAGCGGAAACCTGCAGACCTGGGGCCAGATACTGGCAAAGACATCCGGAACAATCGCGCTCGCCGCCATGCAGAGCGGCACGGCCAGCAACATCAACTGGATCGTCACCAACACCGGCCAAGTCCAGTTCGGCTCCGGCTCGGCAACCGTCGACACCCAGATCGCCCGCACAGCGGCAGGCGCCCTCGCGATCACCAACCGCACCACAGCGCACGGCGCAGCCCTCGCCGTCGACGGGCCGATCACCAACACCGGCAGCACCGCATCCGGCGCGGTCCTTGGGATCAGCAACGCCACCAGCGCACCCACCACCGCGAACGCGACGATCACGTCCGCCGCCTCGACGGACAAGACCCTCGCGCTGCAGGCCAGCGGCGACACGGTGCCGCGCCTCTCCTCTGATGCCACCGGCAAGCTGCAGTGGGGCCCGGGCGGGTCCACCGCCCTGGACACCGACCTGTACCGGTCCGGCGTCGGCGCCCTGGCCACCGACGGATCCCTCGCGGTCGGCACCAGCCTGACCGTCAACGGCGCGCCCGCACCCGGCGCGACCTGGCTGCCAGCCGACCTGGGATTCATCGGGTGGACGTACGACCCGAGCGGCACTACCAACACCACGCTGACCGTGTCCGGCACCGTCTACCTCGCACGCGTGCCCGTCCGTACCGCCCAGACGATCAGCAAACTCGCGATCGGCATCACCACCGCCGCCGCGACGGCGACCGCCAACCAGAGCTACCTCGGCCTGTACAGCAGCGCGGGCACGCTGGTGGCGTCCACCGCGGCGGGCGCCCTCGACACGCTGATCACGTCCGCCGGGATCCTCAATGTGGCCGTCGCGACACCGTACGCTGCCGCGGCGGGCTACTACTGGGTGGCCTTCGTCAACAACGCCACGACGGCCGCGACCGTCGCCCGCGCGAGCGGCGTGTCCCTGTCGATCTCCAACGGCGGCGCGGCCGCCTCCAGCTTCCGGTACGCCGCCAACGGCACCTCCCAGACGAGCCTGCCAGGCAGCATCACCCCCGGCTCGAACACCGTCTCCGGCGCCACCACGATGTGGGCAGCCGTCAGCTGACCGCAAGCACCCAACCCTCCGCCCCGCCAGCGTGCGGGGCTTTCGCATGCCTGGAGGCACCATGACTACCCGCTATCCGCTCGGTCGCTTGGTCGAGCACGACCCCCGTTCGCTCGCGTACGCGCACGGCGTGCTGCCCAAGTCCGCGATCAGCAGCGTGGATTGGACGCGCAGGGCCCCGATCCTCGACCAGGGACAGCTCGGCTCGTGCACAGGGAACGCGGCCACGGGCGCACTCGGTACGGACTCGGCCGGCCGGACCGCGAGCACCTCGGTGACCGTCAGCGCTGCGGGCGCAACAGCGTCGCACGGCCTGTTCACCGCCGGCCAGCACGTCCTCGACGAGGCGTTCGCGGTCGCCCTGTACTCCCTCGCGACGCTGCTGGACGGAATTCCCGGCCAGTACCCGCCCACCGACACCGGCTCTTCCGGCATCGGCGTCGCGAAGGCCCTGCAGGCGCTGGGCCTCGCGCAGTCCTACACGCACGCGTTCAGCCTCGCTGCCCTCAACTCGGCGCTGCAGCAGGGCCCGGTGCTGATCGGCATCGAGTGGCTCAACAGCATGTTCAACCCCGCCTCGGACGGGCGGATCCCCGTCGACCAGACGTCTGGTGTCGCCGGCGGCCACGAACTGGAGCTGTGCCGCTTCGACGCGACCGCGGGAGAGTACTGGATCGCCAACAGCTGGGGGACCTCGTGGGGGCAGGCCGGGTGCGGCTACCTGACGGCCGCGGACCTTACGTGGCTGCTGTCCCAGCAGGGTGACGTCACCATCCCGGCCTGGGTGAGCGCGCCGACGCCGACCCCCACTCCTGTGCCGACGCCGGCCCCGGTGACGGCGCAGCAGCTCGCCACCGGGATCCGCAACTACCTCACGTCGCAGGGGGTCTGATGGCCCTCGCCGACCTCACCGCCCTGGACGTACACAAGACCGGCGGGTTCCCGCCCGGCTACCCGACGGCGGTCCGTACGTTCTACAGCCCCGTCGACGACGTCCACGGAGCACTGCGGGACCTCGTCGCCTCTGCCCAGCGCTCCCTCGCCATCGCGATGTACGGGTTTGACGACCCGGAGCTCGCCGACATCATCAAGGCGAAGCTCGCCGACCCGACGCTCGTCGTTCAGCTCACGCTGGACTCTTCGCAGGCGGGGGGCGTCCACGAGCGGGAGATCCTCACCCACGAGGCCTACCCAGCGAGTTCGGTCGCTGTCGGTCGCTCCGAGCGGGGACAGATCATGCATCTCAAGGAGGTCGTCGTCGATGGCCTCGACACGCTCACCGGGTCAACGAACTGGTCAGCGTCCGGTGAAGGTCTGCAGGACAACGCCCTGGTGGTGATCCGGGATCCGCTGGTCGCTGCCGAGGCTCGGGCTCGAATCGACGCGATCCACGTGCACATGCTGGCCGCCAAGGCGGCGAAGGGGGTCTCGTCGTGAAGCGCATCAACGCAGGCGTCGACCGGGTTCTCGCCACGGTGGAGCGCCTGGCGATCGGCCGGTGGCACATCCTCGCGCTGCTGTTCCTCGGCGCCGGCCTGCTGACGCAGGGCCACAATCAGTCGTTCGAGCTGATCGGCGGGAACTACACCAACGTCATCTCGGCAACGGTGTCGCTGCTGGTCCTCGCGGAGCAGAAGGCGTCCGAGGCGCGGCAGGCCAGCCGGCACGAGGACCTGAAGGAGCACGTCACCACTGCGGTCGCACAGGACGAGGAGGACTCCCCGTGACGCGCACGATGTACGACAGCGTCAGCGTCTCCAGCCTGCCGGCGGACGCGACGATGGTCGCCGGGTACGCCGACGGCCTGTACGCCAACCTGACCGCAATGCGGGCCCGGTTCCCGCACGCCACGGTCGTGTCGATCGCGGTCCGGTACACCACCCGCGCCCAGGTTCTCGACGTGGAGACGGGGGATGCCACCCCGGCGCAGGCGGTGGTGTGGTGCCGGCAGACGATGGCGGACACCCCCAACAGCCAGCTCACGGTGTACTGCAACACCAGCACGTGGCCAGCGGTCCGGGCCGCCCTCGCTGCGGCCGGCGAATCCCCCCCGCAGTACTGGGTCGCGCAGTACGACGGCGTCGCGAGCATCCCTGGCGGCGCGATCGCGAAGCAGTACCGGACCACGCCGGGCTGGGACGCGAGCATCGTCGCCGACTACTGGCCCGGCGTCGACGCGGCCCCCACACCCGCACCCCCCAGCCCCCCACCTGTACCGCCGGAGGACATCGTGACACCTGAGGACATCGCCGCGGTCGCTGCGGCCGCCGCCACCGCCGTGTGGAACCACACCGAGCCCGACCCGTTGTCGGGCGGCACCGCCCGCATGGGCACGGTCCAGGCGTGGCGCGACCAGGTCGCGCAGAACAAGACCAGCGAGTTGGAGCGGCAGATCGCCGCGAGCACCGCTGCGATCACCGCCCTCGTCAACCAGCTCGGCGCCCAGCACGGCACTGTCGACACGGCGGCTGTCGTCGCCGCGGTGCAGGCCGCGATCGCCGCCGCGGTCGTGCACGTGGACGTCAACGTGACCGGGCCGACCGCTGCGTGAGGTGGCGCACTGAGCCGCCAGGAGGTCGCCCGTGACTGAGCTGCTCGGCCCCGGCGCCATCCAAGGCGGCGCCGCGGCGATCGTCGTCATCGTGATCCTCCTCGTCCTGAAAGGCAAGCTGGTGCCGCGGGCCCAGGTCGACGACCTCCGCGCGGACCGGGACGCCCGGATCGCCGCCATCACCGAGGAGCGGGACACGTGGCGCCGCGCTTTCCTGACCAGCGAGGAGGCCCGTCACGTGGCGCAGGCACAGGTCGGGGAGCTCCTGGAGACGTCCCGCACGATGGAGCATCTGCTGCGGTCCCTACCTAGGCCCGGGCAGGGGGTGGGGCATGCTCCGGCGGATCGCGGCGTGGTGTCGTAG